CCCCGCTGGATCGAATTCTCTGACGCCCTGCCGGTGGAGGTGGATCAGCTCCTGGCCGCTGCGCAGACCGTCTCGCCGCGCCTTGCACTGGCCCTGGGCGTGGGTCTCGGGAAGGCTGCCGATGGCGACTCCCGTGTGTTCCTGAGCGCTTGGCAGACCTGCCGGGGCATTGACCTGATCGCGCCTGAGCTGGTCACAGGGCTGCAGATGCTCGCCACTCAGTACGACCTTCCCGCTGAGTTCGTGGTGGGCCTGGCCGGTCCACAGCAGCAGTGGAACTGGCCACCGAATCCGGCGCGAGGCGATGAGTGGACCGGCCCTGATGGGTCGCGGTGGCGATGGGATCAGCCGAGGGTGGTGGATGGCACCTATGCGCCGGACGATCCCGAGACTGAGGCCGTGGAATCGGCGCTGCAGTGGCTGCCGGCGGAGGTGCAGTCATGACGTTCAGCCTGTTTGACGTGGCGTTTGTGGGGAGCTTGACCCCGCCTTCCGCATTCGACTTCCTTAACCCCGCCAACATCGGCCTGCCTGTTGGTGGCGGATACTTTGTCGGCCTGATCAGCCACACTGCTAACGGCAACCCAACTCATGCGCTGATTGTGGCGCCTAGGGAGAGTGGGGCTACTGGGCCAGGTTACCCACTAACGACGTCCTTGAGTTGGAAGACAGCAACCACCGCCACCGCCGGCACGAATAGCCCATTTGATGGTGCCGCAAACACTGCTGCCATGGTGGCAGCCGGTATAAATAATCATCCTGCAGCCAAATTTTGTGTCGATCTTAGTATTGGTGGATTTACGGATTGGTACCTTGCAAGTCGTTTCGAGTGGGATATAGCGTATTTTAACCTCAAGCCCTCGACTGCAGCAAATAATACATCGTGGGGTGCCAACATTTACTCTGTACCTCCAAAGAGTAATAATACATCATCAATTCCTGCGCAGACAGGCGTGGCAAACTTTAATACATCTTTTCAAGCGTTTGCTCCTTTTACCCACTGTTCGTCTACCGAGGCGACTGCAACTACGGCATGGCTTTTTAACATGGGTGCTGGCTTTCAGAGTGCCGATAATAAAATAATTGTTAACGCAGTTCGCGCCTTTCGCCGCATAGCCCTCTAACCCCCCGTAGTGTCCCTCGACCTCAATGACCACCCAGGCGTAGACGACCGCGACGCCCAGCGCCACCAGCAGGGGCATGGCACTCAGCAGCCAGCCCAGCAGGCCGGACGCCAGTGCAACGGCGGCGGTGAAGCGGATCAGGTAGGGCATGGGTGGTGTTTGACCTGGTGCAGCCGTAGGTCAGCTCTCGACCCCAACCGATCCTCCTCTGGGGGGGGGGCAAACCGATGACCCGAGATTACGAGGCGTTGAAAGCCAATTAGCACCAGCCCACCACCCTAAAATGTCAAATGGCGGAAACTCGTTCTCAAAGTCGCAAATCGCAGCCTGGCGAGAGTGGGCCAGAAGAAATGCAAGCGCGGGAAACTCCCCCCTTAGAGAAGTCTCACCCCCTCAACAAAGTGCCGGATTTCAAATCCGAGCCGGAGGCTGCTCCTCCTGCAAAAGACTCAGATAAACCGGCATTTAAGTCCGGCGTGATCTTTCTAACCGAGAAAGATAGAAAACTCGCCTTGTCCATGACAAGGCAGATCTACTCTCGACTAGGCCTTAATTCAAAGGCTCGTTCCTACCGTGTCAATTAACACGCCCGAGGAGAGAAAAATACTCGCTCAGTCTTTGAACAAGACTGGCGACAAGGAAGGTGTGCTTGAGTCGTTGAGGTATATTGCCGATAATCGTACTCCCTTCGCGCTTTACGTTGCCACTAAAGACCGCTCGAATGTGATGTGGGTTTTTGACCCCGACAGCGTGTACGAAATGCTGGGGGGTGAGGATATTCATGACAAAACGTTCAGAACGCTGTTCCCTGAGCAACAAGAAAGGCAAGAAGGAATATTGTTTTACGTATTTACCAAAACACAACCCGTCGTAGTCATTAGACTCGGGCTGGAAACAATATGCTGGCTAATAGACACTTTAGAGGCGGATATGCCGTAGCTTGACGTTAACCTTGTTCCTGCTACCCGACTGATTCACCACCCGAACCCTGAGAATGCCGTTTTCCGAATATCCCACCACCAGTGGTAAATAATCGACTTGAAAGTTTTGAGCGGTTGTGACCGCATCGACAATCACACCGGGACCAGGACCTGGCCCGGACCTCTCATCTCTGGCCCTGGCCGCCCTATCTGTATAAACAGTAATCCAAGCTGGGACACTCGTCTCGATTGATAAAAGACCAAAATACCTGGCCGAGTTAAGATCGAGTTCGAACGAGTCTTGATCATTTATCGGCCCTGTACTTTGCTCGAGAATTACAACTCTGTCCTGATCCGGCTCGGGTGCCTCTTCCTGCTCAAGTTGCGAAACCCGGTTTGTCAGGATTTCAACACCTTGCTCGACACTTGAGATTCTCAGCCCCAAAGACGTGTTGACTGTTTCAACTTCTCCCGAAACACCAACACTCAGCCTTTCAAACTCACTTTCCAGCGTCTCAAAGGCGGATTCCAGATTCTGAGCAGATTCTGCTACCGACTCGCTTAAGGCGGCTTGGGACGATGCAATTGCCGTTGCAAATATCTTTAGTTCGCGTATTTTAGCGTACGTCCTATCCGCACTTCTTACATTCAAGATGCCCGTCTGGGTTACAGGATCGACACACTCTGCCAAGCTTGCACCAAGCCGGATCCCGGACTTTACCCCTCTGCCGTCTTCAACGAACAGACTCCCTGTCTCAGGAAAACCATCCTGCGCTAGTACCTCGCCCGTACTAGAAAGTTCTTGCCTTGCAACATTAAGCAAGCCGCCCGCGTAATCCTCGATAAACCTCGTGCGTAAATCCGCCACTATTTGAATTCCGATATCCCTATTCGGCTTTCAACGAATCGAGCGTACAGTTGGGGTGGTACTATTTCGGCGGGAGGATTATTACTCCACTTAACTACCCAGTTATTAGTGACGAGCATTCTTATTTTGCTGGCAATACGCCTATTCGACCAATCAATAACATTACCACGCAAATCGAGCAGCGTGTTATGTGGCGAACGAAACGCTCCTGCACCCCTGCTATTCGAACTTGCCGTTATTACAGGAGTAAAATCTCTCAGTAACTGCTCCATTGCACTCGATGTCATGTTGCAATCTTTCGCGTTTAAAGTTTGAATGTTTTTGTTCACCCCTAGAGACACATTCTCCAGCGCTTGGCATTCCGAAATATCTAAAGCTTCAAGATTAAAACACTCGTGCAAATGTAATACTTTTAAACCTTTATTCCCCTTAAGATCCAAGATCTTAAGTGATGGGCGAGGAGTATTAATATTGACATATATTAGATCGTTCTGGCTTAAAACTAGCTCTTGAATTTCCGGATCTACAATTTTTCCGCTATTCCTATCAATCCAATGATCATCCCATGTCAACACAGACTGGTTTGTAATCTTCAACCTCTCAATACCTGACGATTTCAAATCAATACCTATCTCAATTGAATCCTTAAGCTGACGCTTAATCTCTGCGTTTACAATTTCTTGTCCTTTGACATAATTAAATTCTTTACCTTTACCGAATTCGAGAAGTTTGGTATTTCCGTCGGCAAGTTTACAATACCCTAAGATCATGGCGCCAATCTTCCTCCGAATAATGATCTCGGGCAGAACTCAAAGAAATATTTACCTCGGTACGGGGGGTCAAACCTCTTACACTTAAGCATAGAGATGCATGCACTGTATTCAAACGGGTCTTTGATGGACGAGCAGAGCATCTCGTTATCTTTGAATACAGTGGATCGAGAAAGCTCAGTAATACCCTGTAAAGAGTAGTAGTAATTTGTATCGCTTTTAACTATGTTGTCTGGGACAATTTCAACAGTTAACCTCTGGCCTAACGGTCTGTCTATTAAAATACCGGGAATAGGAGATTCGGTACCGTATCCAACTTCAGGATAAAAAGATTTATTATAGCCGCTTCCTTCACATTTATCAATACCGAGTTGATCGCAGTCCGTACCTCCAAATCTTTTACAAGACTCTGCAGGATTAAATTTGCTTCTTGCTTGTAAAATCGTATTACCTTTTTCATAGACTTGAACTTGTAAAGATTTATCTTTGCCTGGCACATTTGCATCTTGCCCAGGAGATTGCTCAAGAGGCATACCTTGCTCAAAAAGAACGCCTTGTGCGAGTATGTTGGATAACGAGAGACGTATGTATGACCCAGAGTCCACACTTAACGTTGATTGTTGCGATCCTGAACCCAGGCTGTCAACTACCAAGACTGACGCTTCCTCGGGAGTCAAAGAGTTATTTATTCTTACACCGTTAGGGAGGCGAGAGTTTCCTGTGCCGGGTGGCTCAACAAGAGCGAATTCAGATCCATCTCCACCCGATACAACATCAACAACCGCTTCAAACACTTTTCCTTGTACTTTTACTAGTGGTTCAGTGAAATCTGCTTGAAAACTATCTCTATTTTCCAAGACTAAAGCTCCAAGTTCGAGATTATCAGAAAGTACCTCTAAATTCGATACAAGTTCAAGCAGCTTATCATACCTTTCAGCCGGTTCATTCATCAACTGATAAGAATTTCGATAATCGGACAACGAATACAAAAGTCCGAAGATGTTACAGTACCTGAGAATGGATGTAAGCCGACCCCCTCTCACCCCGTTAAGCATAACGCCTAAGGGAGAGGTTGCGCTGGGGTTATTAAGAATATCGTATAACTCTGTTGGCGTAATTCCCTCTCTCTCCTTGTACATACCTCTAACGCTTGGGCCGGAATTACCCGCCGATTGCTCAATAAGAGAGTTCCATGTCGGTTTCTGATTCTCATATCCAGAGTTATCGCTTACAACCATCTGCGCCACCATTCCAGACAGCAAAGAAACCTTTTCTTTTGGAAGGATTACATTGCTCTGGCCTTGTTCTATAAGTTTTGATACAGATTCGAGAAGGCTAAGCTGATTGTCTTTAAGAAACTCGTTGAATATCTGGAGCTGTTCAGGGTCTACAGCATAAGTCAAACTTATCAAATACCCTATAAGTTTGGGATATTTACTCCCAGCGATTATCGACCTTTGTGTGCGGTTTACATCTAAAAATCCCAACAACCGGATTAAAGATTGCTGCTCATCTTTGCCGTACAAAAAGTTAATATACTCGTCAATGGCATTTTGCCCGCCAAATTCATACACTAACTTAGTAAGGTCGAATGCCCGGAAAAATGAAATAACATCGTTCGAATCGGTCAACGGTGCTAGAGAATTTAACAGCTCGGAGAAGTTGTTCGCCGACATTATTTTATCGATTTCCACTTCTGTAAAACCCAGCGATTTGATCCTATCTCTTATCAAAGATTTTCTCGGCTCGTGGTAATTTAATTCGAGCGAGGGAACATATCCCTCCGGTTTGAATCCGGTCGTTTTAAAGCTATCGATTAAAGAATCGACTTCTTGCTTTATACGTTTAAACGCGTCGGTAACAGGGTAGTCGGGGATGTTTCCCGGGCCGAGTAAAGTTGAAAGGCTGATGTGTCCGGACAGCAGGGTATATATTCCCCCAGTAATCCCCTTATCCGACTTGTACAAAGCGGGGGGAGATGGAAATACCCTGGACAATATATCCATTTGCAAAGAACTTTTATCGTAGATCGAATTGCCGACCTTAAGACAAGATATGTAAATGGATTCGAGGGTAAGTTTTACAAAATCGACTTCATTTTCGTTTATAACCCCGGCAACATATCGATCTTTGACTCCATCTTTGAACTTGTCTACCAAAGGATTTGTACTGTTACCATCTTTGAACCTGAACATCGGCTCTAAGAACTTAAGCCCCGGTATCTCGTTATTTTGCAAAGTTCGCTGTTCGAAGACTTTTTCAAAGTCCCCAAATTCCTCGTTCAGAAATTCCGTCTTTCTCCCATACGAGACAGCCATCACGTATCCGTAGTACCGGGACTGGTAATCGACAGCCCCGGAAAACGATCCCTGATACCCTCCAAATTCACTACCAATATTAAACAAGTCAACAACATCTTGATATATTTTCTTGCCACCTCCGAAAAAAGTAGCTGTTAACAAGTCGGTATCAATGTCGCCGGGTAGCTCGTAATCTAAAACGTCTGAATCGGAAGTAATATTATTAATCTCAAATACCGCACGAGTTATCGCATCCGTCTTATCTTTTAATCTGGAGCTGAAAACGGTGGAAAACTTATCTTTAAGGCGGGAATTCTCAAAGCTTTCGCGAACGGGGAAAAACCTTTTATTCCTCGGCCTTGTTATCAGGCCGGAAACTCGATATTGCTCTAGTCCATTCAAATACTCTACTATTCCCGTCCTAAAAAGCGATTTATAGTCCTGAACCGCCTCTAGTACAAGTTTTTCATAAGTCCTGTATTCCCTGACAAGCCTTGTCTCTTTAACTATTTCATCAAAAACATAACTTATTATGGAGGAAATTTTATCCCTATCAAAGTCTAACGCGTACAACGACCTTACAATCTCACCTTTTAAAAGTTTCGCGTTGGGGATTTTCCCAGAGTCAATTAAATCGCTTACGTCAAGAACAATTTCTACGCAAATATCAAAGAACTTATTTCTATTAATGTTCGGGCTGAAGTAGCCGTACCGGTCAAAGGCACGGGAAACAATAGCATCAACCTTCTCTCTGACTGTAATCGTCAAGACTCTACGCTCTTCTCCCGAGCTTTCAACGAAAAACCGTTGAAAGTCCTTAGTGAGATTATATTAATCCTATGTCATACAAAGTCTCCTTGCTGTTTACGGAAAAAACTAGCTTAGAGCCCAGCCTTGGTAAAATGATTCAACACCTCGAAGGTGTTTTGAAAGAGATTGAAGGTGTTGACGTGAAAACTTGCACTTTGACAAGTGGGTTCAAAGCGCTGCCGCAGGCCGACTACACCATCTTCTGCGGGTACGATCACGTCACCCTGGCCTACCTCCACCTCGCCCTGGACAAAGCCCTCAAGCTGGCGGTTTACGACGAGCCTGGCAAAGCGTTGCAGACCGAGCTGGGTGCCCTTATGTACCGTGGGGTCGACTCGGGCCGGATCCCCCCGGGCTCCCTGAGCGCGGTAGAATATTGCTGGTCGTACAAGGACATTGTCGGCATTGTAAAACAAAACCTCCGTGAATCTGGAAATCATCCGAGAACTAATCGCACACGACAAGTGGAAGACTCTGGAGACCCACCGTCACCAGAAGGAAATGCTGCTCCTGAGCAGGAGTCTTAAGCAGGAGGAGTCCGGGGTCTCCGACTTCAATTCAGAAACCTCGCACGGACAATGCCAACCCAAGGAACAAGGACTTATCGCCTTAAGCAGCGTCCGCAAAGGCGCCAAAGAATACACTTCAACCTTACCCGGGATTGAAATCCCGGACTTGTACTCCGACCTTATATCAATATCCTGGTGTGGTAAACGGCTTGAGCGTTGGCCGGAAGCCAAAGATGCCAAAGTATCTTTGACCGCTGTTAACAGGATATTTGCAGATTTGATCGACGAGCACGGCCCGGGCAAAGTCCTTGACGCGATTTCTCTGATCCCCGACTTCGATTCCCGAATCGTACAAGATAAAATAAACTCCTTGACGGTTACAGAATCCAAACGGATTATCCACTCACCTTTGTTTACAGAATTTGCAAAACACTACCCGTATATCGAACTCGACCTTCTCGAAGAAGCTTATGGCAACTGCAACGAAAACTTTGTTGAGGCTGGTGTAAAGCTTTTGAGGAAGAATTTTCCTGATAACCCCCCAAGCGAGTTTTCCAGTCACGCTAATTGGAAACAAAGCTGCCACCAACACCTACCGGAGTATTTGAAACAATGGCAAAAAGATCTAAGAAGCATTCAGACGAGAATGAGAGTCGCGCAAAAGGCGTGGACGGCATAAACATCTTGACCGACGGGAGTTCTGGCGTATATCTGGACGGCGCGGAAGAGGTGATTGACATGTACGAACGGGGAGGCATGGACCGCGAAGCGTTGTACGACGCAATTATGAATCTTGACGTAGTGTTTAAATCCAAAGACCCTAGGGGTTGAAAATTCGTTGAAGGCTAGGAAGAAGAATAGATCTTTGTAATGGCAGATCAGCCTACCGATAAAAAGCGTATAGTAAAAACTGGCTATAACGACCGCCTCTACAACCTGAGCCTGAGTCAAGGAAATGTGGGAGGTTATTTATCAGATCCTTACACGTGGGGAGGTCTTCCGTCCGTCTTAGCCGGAACTATCCTTCCAAGGCGGGACGACATCCTTATTGAGGAGGGCGGGGGCGGCCCACGCGCCATCGAGTCTTATACCCGGCTGTTTAATGACAGTGCGGTTATAAGTGCGTGGGAAAAGCTTGTTGGCGAGATTATACAACGCAAGTGGGAAGTGTTTCCGGCTTCCGACTCTGACAAGGACGAGGAAATCGCGGAATTCGTACGTCAAACTATCTACCACCTCGGGACGAATACCAGGCAGACCAGGGGGCGCGACATGCTCGCTACTTCTAACTCCGGCTTTGACTCTTTCGTACGAGGAATGTGCGAATCGTTAATACTCGGTATAAGTATTGGCGAGATTTGCTGGATGCGTCAAGGGGGCTACGTTGTCCCCGCCGAAATCAAGATACGAGATCCGCGCCGGTTCCAGTTCGTCCTGAATGAAGACGGGTCTATCAGTCCTAGAGTAATCACTATACAATCCCCTGTAGAAGGCCTTCCGATCCCCATGCGCAGCATGGTCATTCACAGGCACTGGGCTTATAGTAATAACATGGACCCCTATGGTACAGGACTAGGGCGTCAGTTGTATTCGTTAGTAGAATTCCGGCGTACTTTGATGAGTTTTTGGCTGCAATACGCAGATAAGCATACAACCCCGACAGCAGTGGGTAAATTCAGCCTGGGCACACCAGAAGAAGAGGTTAAATCGTTGTTCACCGCGTTACAACGGCTTGGCCAAGAGACCGCCATTGTAATACCAGACGAAATGGATGTCGATTGGCTGAGCGGGGGTGAAGGGAGACCAGAAATGTACGAGAATATTATCAGTTATATTGATAGACAGATCTCTTTTCTTATCAACGGCGAGTCGACAGTCGGACAGGATACAGGATCGGTAGGAAGTTATGCTAGGGATAACGTGGCGGACAGTGTTCGAATGCGCAAAGCGAAAGCATTCAGCGAGCAGATTGACGAGACGTTAAACGCTACTCTTGTTCGCTGGATTGTAGAACTTAACTATCCCGGCTCGTCAGTGCCCCGGCTGCGTCGGAACTTCGAAGACCTTGAACAGCGCGAAGATCCGGTAAAAGTTGTCCAGATAATGTCACAACTCCAGGCCTTGGGATACCAAATCTCTGACTTGGACTGGGTCAGAGACAAGCTTGAAATCCCGTCTCTTGAAAAAGGCGAAGTACCCGGCATGGATGGAATGATGCCGGGAATGTCGGAATCTCAACCAGGAGCCTTTCCTAAGGGCATTGTTCACCAGAAAAAGGACGAGCCGGAACCTCTGGTTATGGGCGAAAAGACACTCGGCCAACTCGTCTCGCGCAACAACTACGTGTCTGCCGATAACCTTGACTTTTCCGAGTTTGATGAGTCCGGCGATCTTAAGGACAAGACGGTCAGAGATAAGGTATCTAAAAAAATTGCGGAAAGATTTAATCAGGGTGGATTGGACGAGGTTGGCTGGGAACGCATCAGCACAGGTATTAGTGGTCTGGACTCCGAAACTTCCAAACTTAACATCGACGAGCATACTACACCCGGCGATATCGTTTTCACAACAAAACGCCTACTTGAAGAGGTGAGAAATATCCCTGGTGTCGGTTCGAACGAACATTATGGAACGGCTAATCACTATCGGATTGAAATGACGACTTACGAGCAGAAAATAATGCGCGAGGAGGAATTTTCGCAAGACGAGATCGAAACTCTCATAAATATTTACAGTAAGTCTTATAGATTGAATCGTGCGGTATTGCATCGCGAATGCGTCGTACTCGATCCTGAAAAGACAGGATACTGGTCCTCATTCGCTCCTTACTTCATGTAATAGTTGAAAGCTGTTTAGGCAACAGCCATTCCACTCTTGCATAATAATGCTTAAGATTCGCCCCTCGACTCAGTCTCAATTCTGGGTACAAGCCACTCCTTGGTCTCACTTTTTCACCTCTTTCTCTGGAATCAGAGACACCGCAGCCACCTCGCAGTACGCTGACGGCATCACTCAGCGCGTTTACCAGCTCAAGGGGGTCAAAACTCTCCAAGAAGCCACTATCTCTGTGCCTTTCGACCCCCAAATCCACTACGATATTGTGGATTTTTGGAAGTCTCATGGGTGTGAATTCGTAACCGTTTTCATTACTCCTGTAACTTGTGGTGAAGATCCTCGCCCCCTTGGGACGCGGAGAATTATCGTGCCCGACGCGCAGTTTACCTCGCTTAATTTCGGACAAGTTGACAGGACTTCCGGTACCCCCAGCACGATCGAAATGACGTTCGTGATGGACAGTTTCCAATTCCGTTGACACTTGGCTAGGTTATTCGGCCAGGGAAATTGTTTAACCCCGGAGCAAAAACAGTCTCTGGGGTTGGATATCGATTTCACTTGCCAACTAACAAACACCTGCGGCCGAGATTTATTACCAGAGCACGAGCTATACGATCCTTATGCCGGTAGATCCATCTCCACTTGGGGTAAGTTTAACCTGGCCTGGGACGAGTCTGATTTTAATTGGAAAAACGCCTCGTATAATGAGGAGTTTGGGTATAGGCAAGGCGACAGGGTAGTATATCCGGCTGAGGATGGGTATTTACTTATATTGTACGAAGCGGCGGAGGACATACCGCCGCCAGTCGGGGTTTTTGATGAGAGTAAGTGGACGGAGATATGTAGAGTACAGGTATCGGAACTGGATTATTTGCCAAGCTATGCGGAATTGGCGGTTAAATACCCGTATTACGACAGTTCTTTGTACCTGGAGTCGTGGTCAGAGTTTTCGGCTAACTGGTCAGAAAATCTTGCAAGCCTTGATAATGACATTTGGTCTGAGGCGAAGATAAAAAAAGAATTTTTGTACCGGGAGGGAGATGTTGTTCTTTACGATTCTAGATGCAAAGACCATACATGTGTATTTATAGCGGCACAAGATGTACCGGCTGTGGAAGAAGTTTTGATCCCTGCACCGCCTTACTGGCAAAGACTTTTTTGTGTAAAAAACGGCAATGCTTATGACTGCGGGAAAATTAAAAAGTGCGGCTATGGCAGGAAGTTAGTAAGTCTTTCGTCAGGCGATAACGATTTAGTATGCGTACCAAACGCCTCTGCTGTCACTGGCGCATCTCCCCTGTTCCTGGCGGGGATGGTCTGATGGCGACAATCAACCAAGACCCGGCAGGCCAGGCCAGCGTCACGCTGTCGGGTATCAGCTTCGGCGGCAGCGCCCCCGAACCACCCGGCCCGACTATTCCAACTACTGGCCAGATTTGGCCCTTAGGGGTTTCACCCTCTTAATAATAGTCACAAATCTTAACTCTCACTCATTTTGACAATGATTTGAATCCTTGACACAAGGTTTATTCCTTGTCGGATACCGGCTATGGTATTTATAGCCCGGTAGCCCGGGCTGTCATGAGAGAGCAACGGGGCTGGACTGGACCTCCAGCCTCTTTCTTTCCTCTTGTATCCTAGCACACACTTTGAGCATTCGCTCAAGAAAATCGTTCGGCAACACTCCTCGCAAATCGTTTCTGGCATCCTCAGGGTCTGTCGGCCACCCAGAACCAGCATAAGCCAAAAACTCCTTAAGTTCTTCGACCGTAATAAATCTGCCCGGGAGAAGGTGCCAAAAGACACCGTCCCAGACGTTCACATCCCCGCTGTGCATTATCACAAAGTCGCCAGGACTTAGCCCTGAGTCGTCAGGAAACAGGTCCGAAGGTTTTCTTAAAACGTAGACAGCAGGCCGCCTATTATGCATTATCTTGATCAACCTCTAAGGCCGGTTTGTCAAAGATACTGTCCAACGCCCGTTCTACCTGCCCAACCATAATACTGATAAGGTGTTTGTTACCGATCGCCTTGGCGTCCGAGTACGCCTCGATCAAAGTCACCATGTCCTGTTTGCTCATTTTAATCCGAGGGAAAGAAGGTACATAATACTTTCACCGGTTTTTTGTTGAAAGCTAAGAAGAATAAGATTGCCCATGGCCCAGTCCATCAAAGACTTTGATATTTCGAAGACGTTTGACAACGTCTTGCTGACACAGGTCTCCGGCGAGCCGGATACAGACGGGATTCCTTTAAATTTTATCCCTGCAAGACGCACCGGTAACTTACAACTTCGGGATCAGGGCCGAATCCAAGACGGTTTTGGGACACCGGCCCCGATGGTGATTGGGAGGAACGTCATCGAGTTCGAATCGGAACCGGAAACAGCATTTTCCCCTATCCGAAGAGCGGACATTGTTGGTCTACACGCCCACATGTTCATGAGCAATTTACTCTGGAACTGAATCAACCATGCTATTACCCTCTAATATTTCCACTAACAAGCTCGCTTCCCCTTCTAACGTAGAAGGCGGTTCTGCTGGCCTATTGATCGATGTTCCTGTGGCGTCTGGCAGCCCCCCGGCTCACCAAAAAAATTTCGCTCTTGTCACATCGTTACTAATGTGCAACAAGACGCAGTCTAATTTGACTACTTTCGCCAAAATAGTCAACGGGGTAGACACCGCTTTCTTGTTTAATGGTCTTAGCCTCCCCCCCAACGTGTCTTATGAAGTAATAAGCGGCAATAAAATTACCTTGAAAGAAGGCGATAAGTTATATGTCTGGCATTCGAGCGGATTGCCCAATGCATTGGATGTGGTTTTTTCTTACACCTTGCACAGCCCCTTGACCACTTATGATATCTGATGTATATCACATCGAGGGTATTTTCCCCGACCCGCAGGAAATAGAATCGAAGCTTAAAAATTTGAAAGCTGATCCGGGCAAAGAAAAAGCCTTTAGAGCAGCTTTGGACGAGTTGAAAAGTGCCGGTATGGATACAAACCCGATACTTTCTAGATTTTTCGTTGAAAGCTAGTTTAGAGGCTTATTTACATGAGGTACATTCCGCAATTCGGGACGGAATTCATAGTTCAAGTTCCTGAAGACAAGAATTCTTACATAAATGTCAAGAACATCGGGGCTTCTGGGCGGGGGGAATTATCCTTTACTGGCTCGGTGACTGACATTTCGAATAATATTGTAACAATATCGTCTATTTCTGATGGCCAGGGAGGAACTCTTTTCCAATATTCCGACCTTTTAAGGGCGGGCACTGAAATTCTCTCCTTCAGCTACAGCATTAACTTCCCCTCGCAGCCGAACAATATCTCGATTACTGGGCACTCAGCAGTAGGAGATATAGACTTTTCTTCATCCACAGGTACAAATCCCAACCTCGCAGCTTTAACTTACTACATTACTGGCTACGACGTATCAAAAGGTGTTATTACAAGCCAGCCTATTAGGTATGAGGTAAAACCGACTCCCGAGTCTACCTCTAAAGTATTAAATCCCAACTTTTGGAACACGGCTCAATACGTTCAACTCAATTTTTCCAGAAATTCTAACTTTGTATTACCTGTAATTTACAGGCAGTGGGGTAATAAATTAGACTTTTTGGGTGTCATTGGCAATAATAAGATTGGATATCCCGGATCCGGGTTGATTACTTTCCGAGACCTTGGCAGTACAGAATACGCTGCTTGGCATGATGATCCCGTACTCCCTGAGCATTTAAAAGAAGTTTTTTCGGCATCCGGCGGCCAAGTTACTCTGTTAAAAAGGCTAACTTCTAAGGAAAGCTTTAGGATTTTACCTGGAGTACTGGGACAACAAAGTTCCTTTATTCAGTGCTCTGGTATTTCACAGGGCAGTCAAATGTCCCCTGGAGACACTGTCTATTTTCAGATAGACGATACTAGGTATATTCGAGAGGCGGTTAACCTGGCGGCTTCTGGACTGGTTAAAGAAGTCTTTTTCCCGGCCGGTAGTTACAACACCCGGGATTTGTCTTTCAATAATTCTTCACAATTCGATTATTCTAGCCTTTCCTTAAGGGGTGTGGGAAACGCGTCCGTTATTAAAAGATTACCTTGTACAGTACCTAGTTCAATAAATCCGGGTCTTTTCAGCTTTAACGGACAACCCACAAATTCTAGAGTATCGGGGTTGACACTCCGTTCGATGTATTTTGACGGTAATTTTGGCGAGACTTTCTCCTTACTCTCCCCTATAACGTCTGAAGTCTCGCTTAATCTGAAGAATATTGATAATCTGGTGATTAACGAGTGTACTTTTGTTAATAATGGAGGTGGCGGGTTTTTTGTAAATAGCTGTAATTCTGGGTCTATAACGGCCAATAGGGTGATAAGGTCGGGAAGGCCTTACGAGCAAGGTGTAGCCCCGTTCATAATCGATACAAGCGAGAACATGGTCGTCCAGGGCAATACCGCCTTGCTTGCTACTACCGGCCCGCAGATTATAAGCACGGAGTACAGCACGATTAACGGTAATATTGTGAGAGGGTGTGGCGACAAAGGAATCAATCTAGAGACTTCGTCTCAATGGAACTCGCAAGGAAATCTCGCATACAGCGATAATGATTCGTTAATCCGCTCTATAGATACATATAACAACGAGTACAGTAAAGCGACTATCGAAGTTAGAAAGGGATTTTCTCTCGACCCCGTATTCATGACTGTTACTTACGGTGGTGAGTCAGTCTCTATAGCTAGAGATTCGGTAGACGCGAAAATATTTGAGTTGAATCAGGAAGGTCAAAAATCCGCTCAAGTAGGATCGTTCAGAGTTCTTCAGACCCAAGCTCAACTCGATGTGGGCATTTTCTCCGTAACGTTACCAGGAGTTACTCCCCAAGTAATAGAGGGCAAGACTATACCTTCAACTCAGTCGCTAAACAACCCAAACGGGTATGTTTACGAAGTTAATGCTTCTGTTCTGATAGGAAACTCGACACGCGGCTTCAGGCCATTTTCAATTCGTAGAGCGATAGTAGAAGGTATAAACTACATCGCTATTCAGTTAAGAAATTCAAGCGATTTACTTGGGTTCCAAATTTATTCAAACGTCACCACTTCCGAAAACGATTCTATCGTAATCAGCGGGTTTAAGAATGTAAGCGAGATTTCCGGATGGAATCAAAACTCTTCTTACCCTATCCTAGGTATCGACCCTGTAACAAATTCAGTCTTAATCGATCTGATTCCCGGATCGACTATTGGTCCCGACCCCATCGAGTTCGACGGGGGCAATCTGTTCATTCTCCGTCCTAACTACTTTATCGCTGACGGCAACTTAATCGCTCACACCCTTTGATAACTATGGCCAACAAACAAACGATTATCGGAAAAACTGCCCCTGTACCTCTTGGCCAGCAAAGGGCGGTAAACTCGCTTCCAGTCGTCTTTGCCGAAGATCAACCTGCAATTCCTGTCGAAGAGCAGAACAAGATTCAGTCGGAAGTCGCCCTAAGCCTTCTGGGCATCCCACGGGCCGAAGTAGCCTTGGGTATTTTTGCCGACGTCAATACTTACGACATTACCCCGTCTGAGTGGTCCCAGTCCCCTCTTGAGAACGATACGGAGACGGGTACAGGTTTAAACCACCTCGCGCAAGAAGCCGGTGCCGAGCTGGTTGCCGCTCCTGGTCGCACAACCGTACTGACCTCGAAACGATTTTTCAGGTACCAGCCTGGACGTGTTTCCTCCTCGACAATGGGTGTGCGAATGAATCGCACGAGATCAACCTACGACGAAGGCAATCCTAACCGAAACATTATGAAAGGTGCGCCTACGATTAAGAAGTGGGGCATTTTTGATAAGTTTGACGGGTATTATTTTGAAATCGCGAACAGTGGCGATGAGAACGATTTTCGTTGCGTCCGGAGGACACAAGCTATTGTCCCGTCTGAGCCAGAGGGTATTGAGACCACGCCCGAGGGGTGGAACAGAGTTTCCGCCATTTCCGGCACTACGAACATTAAAGAGGGGAATTGGGGTGTAGCGGGAGTCGATCCGATTATATTTAGAAACGGTCTTTGTCTAGTAGCTGCCGCTATTTACGACCCAAGCCTTTGTTACTCGCCTACCGACGTCCAAGCGATTGAAGACAGCCCGAGCACTTTGTCAGAGTACGAGTATAACGAAAACTATGCGGTAAGGCTGGCGTACAGAGACGGGTCTAACAACTATGTTGAACACATGTCCGGGAGACAGTTCCAATTCCCCTTTGATCAAAAAATTCCTGGAACTTTTACTCCTACAGAGTATGAAACTTGGCGCACTAATGGAGAGTTTTTGAAACCGGCTTCGGGGTATATCCGTCTTGACACTCACTGCCTATGGGAAGATTTAGTTACTAACTTGGGACGCGGTAGCGGTTCTGGTTTCGACTCGCAAATCGCTTTGGATGGGGACAAGCTTGCCGTAAACACTTCGAACAACCGTTTCCTTTATGATACGGCTCCAAGCGAGGCGAACAGCGCCAGTAAGACTTGGAATCTTTTAGTAACCGTTCAAGGATCGACTCAAGTGAGCAATGCAGAGTATAGTGCTGCTTTTCCCACTCCTCACCGCGTCTCAAGCTACGACGTTGCTAATGCGAATATCGGCCGCAAAAACATCACTTTGAAGGAGTGGTTTAAGATCTGCGTACCACCCCAGTACCGCATGGTGTATGAATGGCGTCCGCCTCGCGCCATGTTCAGCAATGACCAGTTAAATGGTGAAACTAATACTGTACGATGGTCAGATGTTTCTACCGCCAACGTCGACCCTACAGCAGTAGGTGTTAAAAGGCCAGGTTCTATTGTTACTGTAGACAACGACGTACTGACCAGTACCTCAGTCTATGACATCGACTTTACAAAGGTAACGATGTGGAAGATTGAGTTTTCGTGGTACGGAGCTGTAGGCGCATTGTTCCTGTGCTACGTGCCCGTGGGGAACGGGGAAGCAAGATGGGTACGCGTCCACCACATGCGGGCCTCTAACCAGCTTGACGTAGCGTCCCTTGGAAACGCCACCCTACCGATTACTTATCTGACCCACTCCGGTCCTAGCAACGGCCTTCCCAACAACGGCAAGAGCATACTTGTGAAGTATGGCGCCTCGTACTATATTGATGGTGGAGATAAAGGCACGGTTAAATTACTTTCAAAATCTTCCGACTTCTCAAAACCAGTAGCTTATTGTGGCATTAAGACTACTATCGCATCTGCTCCGTCTCAAAACTATTTTGACATTGCAGGTTCGGTGGTTGCTCAGTCTGTCAAAGATCAGCTTGTAGGAGCGTATTTAAAGTCCGATACCACAATTCGGGTTATATGGGTGGAGAATAGCGGTGCTAGCGACGTCAAATTATACTTTAACAAGTCTACTTCCGCCTTCTCGGTAAGCGACCCGATCGAACTTATTGTCCCCCGGCGTCAACGTTCCATGCTCGCCTTGAGAGCAAAAGATGAAGTGGTGAATACGACCGGTACGCCAATCCGAAACAGGCTTCAACTCTACCCGATTAAGTACGGCATCGGACTTACCGACTCCTCTTCAGACAAGAATATATTGACGGTTAATTTTATTAAAAATCCCTTGCTGATTACTAATAATCTTAACAACTCTACCCTTGCTCAATCTTATAACACCCCAATCTTCTCCGATTCGGCAGCCACAGAACTCGGGTTCGAACTAGGCTCGGGTACAGTCCCCAGGGAAATCGTATCAGGCGACAATATCACTTCTGGAAACTACTCCACCCTTAATTCCTTACTCTCTAGCAACGGCTCCTACATGCACTGTTATGTTAGAGGATTGCCGACTTCTTCCGTCCCTATTGGCGGATTTCCTGCCACCCCCGCTGTAGGCGAGTCACCCGTCTTAGTGAGGATTTTCAAAAAGTCTTCAAAACTTTACATTCAAAACTTCAGCCCCAAGCCTGAATCTTTTAGTATTTTCGGCGTTTTGGTACCAGTGCGGATGTACACTTTTAACGCCCAAGGCTCTATTACCTCTTTTACCGGAGACTTTGCCCATTCCAAGTACGAAGATCAGAAGAAATGGAACGAGTCTGCGCTAGTTGGAACTTTCGAGTCCATCGCCCAACTCAGCGGTGCATCTGTCTCTCAAGACCTCAGACTTTCACCCGTGTCTGATACCGGTAGTACGATATTCTCACTTTACTGTAATACAGGTGGTTCGCAATTTGACCTTACAGACTACTTCTCCTACAACAAAGAATACCTTTCATACCCTCTCACTAACGAAGTGGATATAATCTGCGCTTATGGTATGTGGGAATCAACATCTTCTTCTATTCAGCCTACTACTCAACTCTCCGTGGTTAATTCTCTGACTTGGGAGGAGCAGTAAATGTCGGGGAAAAGAAGTATACGGGCGGAAAAAACTCCGCCCCAAAAGAGTAAAGGGATAAAACAGATGGTCGATGTCGGGGGATTTCCCCTGACAACCGAACAAGGCGCACCTCTTGTAACAGAAAAAGAGACGTACAGAAAAAGCCAGTACGGGGCTGCTACATCTAATAGTGTAGTAGTTAATTCTGACTCTTATCAATTAAGCGGTCTTAGTACGGAAAACGTATTCAGCAAGGGTAGTCCGGCTGCTTTACCCGTTATCGAGCAGTTTCCAGTAGAGAGTGAAGTAGCCAAAAGCCTTTTAGGGGTTAATAGGGAGACTACCCAAAGGGGACTTTTTAGCAACGTTTCTACCTATGGCTTAGACCCGAAAGACTGGAGAGTAGATGTAAGAACCGGTCAAAGTGAATTTGACGTGTGGTGGAATAGGAGGCCTAGTGCCTCTGGAAATTATTACCCCTCCAGGTTTATAGAAGATGATAAAAATAACGCTCTTGTACTGGACTCTAATCCTACACCATTTAACAGACCCCCTTCACCATCCCTACAAGACCAATTAATAAATCCAGGCGGCGGTGAAAGATATACAACTTGGGGGCAATACCTCAATTCTTTAGTAGCCCTGTACCTGTTCAAGTACATGGTGAGGAATTTCACCCGGGACGAGTGGAGATTGTATAACCTTCTCCCCATGCTAACTAAATATCCCCCCATAGAGAATGGGGACGGAACTTTTGACTTCAACGAACTTTACTGGGACAAGATCTGGCTTGACATTCAGCAAAATAGATTCGGTCCTATATCTGATTATCCTGTAATTCCTAGCGGGAGAGCTTTTAACTTCAATAACGTTGTCATTGAAAACTGGAGGAGTAATACTTCTATATGGGGAAGCTCGAACGTTTTTATAGTGGAAGCTAACTCGGTTTTACCGACGCAATTAAACGCTTCCTGGGACAATTTCTTCTTCAGCACTACTCGAACTTATTTTCCTGAGGGACAATCAGACAATAAAGGCCATTACAGGCTAAAGACTAACCCTAATCAGGGTATATGGGAGAGATACTTTGGTCTTAGGTGGGCTGAGCTTAGGCAGGATTTGAAGGACTGGGAGTTCAAGGTTCACCCCAACGAAAATAGTGTAACTCAGTTAGAAAAAGACCTTAAACTCCCTTACTTTATTGTCGATACTCCCCGAGTTCCTGATACTGCAAACAACGTCTTCTCTAATTCCTGGCCCTCTGAGACTTTCGGACCCCAGATAAACCTGCCCACCAACAGCAACAGGATCGGGGGTACTCAGGTAAACAGATCGGAAATAGTATTAAGATCTATAAGGGCTTTTAGATATCAACCAGGCCGAATTAGCGGGTTTACTTACGGCGTGAGATTAAGCGATGTAGGTGCGGGACCAGGAACTATTCTCGAGTTTGGCATCGAGAACGATACAGATGCTTATCTTTTTCAACTCGCAAATGGCTCGAACCTCTCTATCGTAAGACGTTCAACTATACCATTAGATAATACAGAATTCTTAGAGTCTGCAGGGTACTTTGACACTACAAAGACAATAACAAGAAATGGTAAATTACAATACGAGACTGTAATAAGTCAAAATATAATGAATGGAGATCCTTTGAGCGGGGAGGGGAAAACAGGGTATATTCTCGACCCCGATAAAGTCACCATGTACAAGATAGAATTTGGCTGGTACGGGGCCATCGGAGCCAGGTTTTATGTATATGCGCCTGTGGAGAATGATGAGTGTAGATGGATTACTTTACACACTCTTGTGATAGAAAACCAGCTAGGAAAACCGTGCCTAGCCGATCCATTTTTCTATTTCAGTTATCGCCTTCAAATCAACGACTCTTCTGCCATACGAATTAAGCAGTTTGTCTATAAATTTGGGGCATCTTACTACATTGATGGGTATGACGAGGGCACCCTATACACATTAAACGCACAGTCTAAAGTAAGAAATCTTAGGAGTCCCGACTTTTCGATATTAAAAACTTCACTTAACGCTATAGACTGGACTACTATACTCGGGATCAAACCTAGGCAGTTTTTGGTCAACAGATTCGGCACTTCTCTTCTCAATAAAAAGGAGATATTTCCTAGCAATCTGACAATATACAGTCAACAAGACTGCGAAATCAAAATTGTAAGACAAAGGGGTTGTCCCGGGTGGGCCTATAGTAACCAAGAAGGGTATTTTTGGAACATACTCCCTACTTCTAGAAGGCTCAAGGGGAAGTTTTTCGTCAATCAGTACGTCAACGAGAATATCCCGGAAATCGGACTTTCACAAGGAGAAGGGTCAGCAATCGCTTTATATAGCCAAGCTTCTACCGGAGGGTTTAGAAACCCTGCTGTGGAGAGCAACTGGGAAGTTATAGGAGACCAGGCAGCCAGAATAATCGGTACTGATTTGTATGGCCTTTTCCCCGGAGAGACTAAAGACTTTTCGGGCGGATCTTTGTCAATTAAACTCCAGAGGGATAAAAACGGAAGAGCTATTCTTACAAGCAGAACACCTTTTCCAGAGCCCAGAAGTGTGTTTTTGCCTTTCACTTACGCTCAAGTGGGCGAGTTTGCAAACGGGTATGATATAGAGTTCGATTATCACAGAAGAGATCAAACCTTGTTAAGTTCTGTAGATGTACTTAGTGACGAGTTTTACATATACTGGACCGGAGGTTTTTTAGACAGTTTAGTGTCCGCAGCTCACTCTTCCTCCCTAAGGATAGGATTTTGCTGGCCAAATACTACCGACCCGGAAAGCCCTATATACGCTACTCAGTCTGATTTAGATTGGGGTATAGAAAAATCTGATCCAGTACTCGAGTATGATGGTCAAAAGTTTTACGAAGGGCTGCCGCATGACTTCGTCCAAGATTTCCCTGAAAATACTCTTTTTGTAGAAAATAATCCGTTAGTAGTCACTAATACTTTTAATTTTGAATCGGGCGAGTTTAGAAACTACTTTTACACTAGACTTTCAGAATCAGACGCCGAGGAAAGACTTAATGTTCCTGGACAAGAAGGGGGAATATGCAGAGGTTTGTTATGTAAATCTGGCAGAGAGATTAGAAAAAATGTCAATATTGTTGTAGAAGGAACTCCGGAGGAAGGCATCAAATACTTTATAAATGATCCGCAATCTGCTTGGCCGAACACTTCTCCCGAGAATTTTGAAGTAACCTTGTCTCAAGGGTCTGTAGTAGCTAATGTATCTACAACTGGCGGAATTACTAGGTCTATAGAGGGAGGAGTCAGGCAATACCTTCTTCCTATAGGCAGTTCTTTGCCGGTAGGGATATCTCCGGGTAATGTTGTTGTTTCGTATAACATAGTTTACATAGCTAATATCGATAAAAAATCGAGAGTTAGAAATATCTTAGTCTCTAAAATTGCCCCGGGGGACATACCATTTATCCGTGTATTTTTACAAGGTCGCCAAGGAACCCGCATAGGTGGTGTATGGATCGGTCAGAAAACATCAAGAGGTATAGATTTAAGCCCCTTTACTCCGCACCGCTCTACTTTTTCTATCTCTGACCTAGGAACTGATTATCACAGCCAGTGGTCCGATAACCCTGAATCTGACGGATCTGTGAAGTGCATAACCCCTATTACTCAGAATGACCCGAGAGGCCTTCCGACTTCCCCCACTTTCGACGCTAGCGAATTGTCCTTAGATACTTTCAAATCTATCCATACTAATCCTAGAAAATGTGGAAGCTTTTTATCCTCGGGAGAAGTAAACTCTGCTGGGATATTCACACCATCCGACTACCCGATTAGATGGCTTTCGTCCGGACAAGGGGACGTTCTAGCAACGTACTACGTCTCTTCTAACACTGCAACAGACATCAACCTCACCAGCATATTTAATGTATTTGGAGAGTCTGTAGTAAATGACGATGATGCTAATTTAGCAACCTTTTTCATCGCCAGGTCATTGAGCAATCATGATGAGACAGAGAACGAGATCTACGCCTCTCTAAACTACTTTGAGCAGTAATTTGAGTTGAAAGCTTACTAGATGTTTCCAGGATGTCAGAATTTTTATTCCAGGGATTTGGCAATTTTTCAAGGCCGGACATAGGCCTTATTTCGGACAGTTTCCAAAATCTTTCTGAAATCTTTGAATCGGACAAAAGGCAAGCTCTCAGGAATATTTTAATATCCCCTGAGGTTTTAGATAGCATTTACGGGCTGAGCACGAGTGTATCCAGAGAAGATATACGTTCTGCATCTGGACTTTCAGACACCCTATTAAGTTCTCTGCACCAGTTAAGTGAAGTTTTCGAAATTAATATCCCGAATCGTCTTTTTATAGACAAAGAGTTCTTCAATGCCGATGTGCCGCTGGGCGGCCCTGGATCCCCAGTTCTTAAAACTCCGAACGTTATTCTATATAACGGTAATATCCAATGTCAAGGTGTAAAATACAAATCTAACGTAATCAATCAAAGACTTTTTAGCAATCCTTCCCGGTCTGATATTTATCTGTCGTCCTCCCGGGCGAGTCTTTTTAACATTGAGCAGGATGATGAGAACCCCGGATACTTTAAAACCTCTTCTTATCCCGGACCTATAAGAGTCAGAAGAAGGTCTCACGTTAATAGAATTTTTATACCGAGGGACAGTATACTCCCAAAAGCCCCGATCTTAGAAAATCCTTCATATACTATTCAACTTGGGGTTGATAACGGCAACACAGGGACTGAGACAGAACTTAAGCTGCTGGCTACCAAAAACTCTCCCCTTAAGGTGCTTTGCCGACTCGGAGTGGGGTCAGTAAAATTTACTTTCTCAGACTCTGAAAGACCTTACTTTTACGGCTACCAGATTCAACCTTTGCAACAAAGGCAGAATAGACCCAGGGTTGATTTCATTCCTGTCACACAAGTATCGCAATTACCTGGTACGAGAGAATTTATCTTGAACATAGACATAACCGGTTCTGGTTTTCAAAATCTTTTTGATGTTTATCTCTATCTATATGTCAACCCCGAGAAAGTTACTGGAATTGAGTTTTCGGGTATAAATATTAGAGAAACTGGCGACGGTAAAGACATAGGCCTTATAGGATTTAACAACCTTGAGAGTTTAGTACTGTCTGATACTTCTGTTAGCATATTACCTATATGGCTAAAAACCCTCTCCAACAAGTTAGTAAACTTGAACCTGGAAAATTCAGGTGATACCTGGAGGAACGGCCCCATGGGCTGGTTTGATATAAGAAATCCCTCCGCTACTCCCTCATTCCAGCACCCCTTATACACCTGCGTAAGCTATTTAACAATCCCCAAGAAGGGACCGATGGTCGCAGCTACTGGAGACGACTGGTCGGATGAGCTTTTTGAAAAATATATTCTTGATCAAGAAAGAACTCCAGGTACCGACTTTAGGGTATTCTCCTCCGTACGTTCTATCTCCCTAAGAGACAGGTTTCTTCTTAACAATCCCCGGTTCGATGATGTTTTCCCCAACCTCACGTCCCTGAATTTAAATAGAAGAAGCGGCAATCAAACCGATGAAAGAAGAACTTATAGGTACTTGTTCGGATCTTTACCAAAAATTAACAATAACGGGAACCAAATATCTTATAATATTTTCGGATCTTTGGCCTCAGGAGATATAATTGAAATAGGCACTTCTACCGATCCTGAAGATAATGGCCACATCTCTAAGTATAAATTTAGTAATTTTAACATAGGTGGCAGAGATCAAGGTAGACATGATATCGACGGTTTTATAAACAACCCGGATGAAGATTGGGCAAACTGGAGAGAGAGCTGTGTATCTATAAACACAAACAGGACTAACGTCAACATCGATCTACAGAATGGAATATGGAGTTCTTTAGCGTCTCTGGAGATGTCACTTTCCGAGGGAGGTGTAATTTTTGATGACTCCGCAGGTCCATTTAAAACGCCTAACCTCGTTAACGCAGGGTTCTTCGGTTGCAGGAATACGGGGAAAATCCCAAGCCTGGGATCAAGCCCTATAGAAAATACGGGCGCCCTCGTTTCCATCAACCTCGGTGGCTCGAGATCTGAGCTATTGCCTTACACGAGTTCGGGTATAAATTTCCTTCTCCCACCGGATTTTGCCCCAGTAAGGGGTGCCGGTAGTGAGCACAAACTGAAACAGTTGATATTTAGCGAATCTGTACTTAACTATAAGTTTAGACAGAACGATTTAAAAGAGCTTTATGACCTTGAGACAATTTCTTTACGGGAGTCTTCACTAACGGGCAGATTTCCTATAGTGCCGTCAAAAAAAGTACCAGAATTTGAAACAAAGCCTGTCAGAATTATTTCCAATGGGTCTAGATTTTATGACTTATCGAACCTGTCTATCGCCTCCTCTAATTCTATATTCGGAAGAGACGTAGTTGAGATAGTTGCATGGGGGCAGAACTCGGCAGACGGGGGGTCCATACTACCCAATTTTGAGGGAGTTTCAAACTCCACAGTTACGCTAATCGATATTTCCAATAGCCTGATAAGCACTTATAGAGGTGATTGGTTTAACCCTTCATTAAGGGGTTCTTGCGTGAGGGATTCAGACCCGGCTTCGGAAATCTCAGGTCTGTCGATAACCCGAAGAATACCCACAGAAGGTGTACTTAACGAAAAAGACAACGAATACGTTTTAACGGGGGGCACAGGATTTAAACAAAGAGTATTAGTAAACGATTCGGTAAGATTCGAGCTTTCGGGAGTAGAACTTGCTAGAGTTTTAAGTGTAAAAGATAACGAAATAGTAATAGATAGGGACATACCGGGAACCTTGCCCAGTGCTCTTATTTTTACACGGAACAGCAACAGCATAAATAACTGGTTCAGGAGAGGATTTTCGGGAATTCTGCAATTTAGATGCGCTGACAACAGGCTTTCAGGAAAACTCAATATCCGGTCCGGCTTTGGTAGAATTGTAGACTCCGACAGAGCAGCATTTGATCTGTCCCGAAATTTCATATCCGAATACGAAGGAGGTAGTCTAACTAAAATATTCTCAGGCAACAATAGAAAAATAACTATCAACCTGTCTGGTAATAACTTTAGCTTGGAGACGTTAAGTGTAATTATAACTGAAATTTTAGAGATAGAAAAACTCAGAAAGTTTACTAACTGCTTTGTTAGACTTGATGGGAATAAAATAACAGCAGATGGTAAATATTCTCAATACACACAACAAGAAGTATTTCCGGTGATAGTATCTGCTGGGAACGACGTTGTGACATCTCTTTCTAGAAGTGAAACCTTTAACGCCTTCAGAATAGTAAATGTTGCCGATCAGTTTGGTCAAGTATCTCAGTCCATAGAATCAGTTGGAACACGAACTCTGAATGTGCCTGGTGCCCTTGTATCAGGGCAATATTACAAGACTAAGAGGGACAAAACTCAACAAATAGCTGAAAATCCGTTAGGGTCAAGGTTCAAGAATTTGAGCGGTATAAGGATAGGACTAGGATTTAATTATGTGTCCCCCCGGACAGGTTCAACCGTAATTTCTACAGAGTACGAAGATCCTACTACCAGGAACCAATCAATAACTGACTCAGGACTAGAACAGTTAGCCTCTTGCCCATCCGGAATTTCCGGTTCTTGCTGGAGACGTTCTTCAGACGGCTTAATACTCAGGATTTAAAACACTTATGTCAGGACTTTACACTAGAAACAATCTGTCTGAAACGGGTTTAAATGCTGTAGACGCAGTACAAAAACTGTACGATACACAGGTTCAACAGGATCTCCTCTTGTTCGGATTTTCTTCTGCCCTTGAATCACCGGCATCATCTCCTGATCAGATTTTTGCATTACTTAATCAGTCTATATCTGACCTTGAAGGTAATATATCCCTTCGGACCAAGTTTTTAACCAATAATCTGACTTTTTCCGACGACAATAAGATATGGATTGACAGATTCTTAGACTCACTGGACAAGAGGGCGATAGGGGATCCGGGAAGCAGTATTATATGGGCAAAAAACTCCTCTTTGACACGGGTTGTACTAGAGTCGGCCGGTGAAAGATACGTCGTCAGGAATCAAGACGGACAGGATTTAGCTCTGCCACAGACCGTCCAAGCTAGGTTAAGGGGGACAGAATCTAATTCTGATTCCGGTCTAGTCACTCTTACTGTAAATTCAGATGGAACCATATCGCCCGATGTCACTATATCAAACGCCGGCTCTGGTTACATGCCCGAGGAAGTCTTAGATATAGTTTTGTCTTGTGGTGAAGGAGAAACTCCATCTGCTGGCAAGTGTGCAAATTATTCTGGTAATTCTATCTATCAAAAGAGATTTGAGTCAGGGACTGTTTCTTCCAAAGCTTCACTCAAAAATTCACGTTACCTGTACACAGTCAAATTTTCCGATAGTGACGGGTTCTTTCTGTTCAACGAGTTAGAATCTAAATGGGTATATTTAGGTAATTTTTACCTAAATCTGGTACCTGTAGGAGCCGGTATAACTTTTAAACGAAGAGATACCCTGTCTTCCCAGAATTTCACCCAACTCTACAAATTAAATGCAAGATCCCAGTTCTTTTCTTATGAAGAATCGTATCAATCCGGCTCTTCTATAAATTTTAACATCAGGTCTTTACTAGAAAAAGCGGAAGAACTAAGAAATACATTCGAGATTTTTCCTCAAAACAATAAACCTGGCACAGAACAGAACGATCTTATCAACTTGTTAGGTAGCAGTTATAACGTAATTGAAGGTAAAAATCTTACCTCTAATTATCGTATAATTTTCAGAGACCCAGACTCTGTCCTTGAAGACATTGATTTTGACTCATTGACAGACTCTACTACTACAGAAGGATCTAACATACCAGGTATTTGGGTATTTTCAGGTACTCGTTATGAAAGAGTATTTAGTACGGATGATAAACCATACCAGTATAATGTGGGGAGAAAATTTATAAGTCCAGCAATTTATGACCCAGACACGTTAGAAGAATTGCCTTCCACGGGGTCTTTAAAGTATAGCATAAGCTCTTCTTATTCTCCGCTAGGTGGGACTGTAATTCGAGGGTTTAACACGAGAGTTAATACCCTGATACAAAACATATCGACTTCTACAGGAAACGGGGGATTTGTATACCACAGAACCTTGCCCATTGAGGCGGTACCGGGAGGAACCATATCCAAGTGGCCTTTACTATCCTATATTGAAAATAATCAGGTAAAAGAAGCTAAGATACTCGCACTTTAGAGCGAGACGTACAGGAAGTAGAAATCTTTTACCTTTTCTTTATTTCCTATGTACTCAGTTGCGTCTTCCGGTACAGAAGTCTCGTCTACTGGGAAATCGATTTTGATGCGGTGAGAGTAAGCATTAGCGCTTAAAGTAACAGGAGTACTAATAGTCTCGATACAAGACGAGTCTCCAGAAAACTCTAACTTCTCGGTAATAGTCAAATTATTGCTGCCTAAATCTTCCTTGGTGGCATCACCCCATATAACGTCGTAGTTACCCACCGGGGAGTCGTAAAGATCCTCGTCACTTACAGCAGTATCTGAAAGTAGTTCGTTTACAGTTGCGTAAGGCGGATAACAGATTCCCGAACTCGTCTCGGCTAAATCAAACCCCCAAGGGGTGACTCTACTAGAAGGAGGTCTCGGTATCTCACTCTCTAGCGGTATAATGTCATCTGATTCATCATAGGTCAGCTTAAGTACATCGGAAAATGATAGAGAAGAGCCGCTATCCACTCTTTGATAAGAGTAGTCTAAATCAGACTCGGTATAAAATTCTATATACTTTTCATCAAAAAGATTTCTTTCTTCCCCCTCATCAAGTATAGAACTTAAAGTTGTTGTAAAAGCGAGGACATTATACCCAGATACAAGGATTTTCTCAACTCCCATTACAAAGACATCAACAAATGGCCGCACGTTATCTGTAAAATCAATGTCATCAGCCACTCTAACAGCCTGTATTGTTATAGGAGAATCCCAGACAGGGCTCGAAAATGCAGGTAACCCGTAATCTTCAGGATCATCATCTTGAGTTGGGGTGCCGTCAAATAAAAAGTATTTATTATAGGTATCCGGGTCCGTGTCATCATCTTGCAGAGTAAAAATAGCTTTTTGTGGGGTTTGCTTACCTCCCGCTATAGTTAAATGATTAGGACTACCCCCAAGGTCATTTGCCCCAAGAAGTAAAGAGTCGTTAAAAACAGAATTATTTATTGGCAAAGAGTCTATTAAAAACAGACCCCCTTCTCCAAGGCTATTAGAGGTCAATTTAATACCCATGTAGCTAGAGCCTTTGGGGGAGTCTAAGCTATAGCGAGATTCGCCCAAAATGATGTTAGGTCTTTGGGAGTAAGTGGGAGGCTCTAGGCCGTTTCCATATAAACCAAGGCCGTCTACATCTGACTTCAAAGTCGATTTAAAAGTATTTCTTATAAACCCGTCTAGCGGGGTGTTTTCAATATCCGGGGAATCCGAACGGTTATACGGACTACCGTCAAAAAATTTCCACCAGGGAGGCCTGAAATCAAAGGGCACTCTAAGCTGGTCGGGAGTGTAGCCAGAATCCGTAAGATCGGTGTATAGTTTACTTGATGGAGACGGAGAAGCTATCCTACCTTTCCACAGAGCCTGTAAATTACTGTCAAACCCCGGACCCCTAACCGGGTTTACAAGTAATTCGTAATTACCAGCCTGTAGACCGGTGGTATTGCTTATTAAATTTCCCCCAGAAACAGAAAGAGAAATGCTTACAGGTGATGGGAAAAACTGACCGTCTTTGGATATTAAACTGTAGCTAATAGAGGACAGAGAATCTTCTCTTATAGATTTCAAGTCTGAGATTTTGGGACCTGTAAGAACCCAGTTACCATCCGTACCACTTAATGTGACATTAAACGTCTCTCTGTACCAGTTTCTGTTCTGGCTTATCTTAGTAGTTTTTATAAACAGATTAGGCTCTGATACAAGCGAAAGACCTGGAAACGCTTTGTCCGGGCCTCCATTAAACATTCTTATAACAATCGGGACGTAAGCTACCCAGTCAGTTGATAAATTATCACCGAAAAAGTATTTATACTTTGAGTCCAGAGAATCAGTATCGAAAGACTGACCAGATATATAAGTATCTTCGGACTCTTGAGCAGCAGTTGACGTGTCAAATACATTTGTCCAGCCCCCTAAATCCATATCTATTTTAATAGATACGTTAGTCTGCACTTGTAGGGCGTATATGCCAGGAGTAATTCTCAAATATCCCTCCCATCTGATACCCCAATTATACTCCTCTCCTTTCAGAGGGGAAGGAGTAGTTTGCCACCTCATATTAGAGTCTTGAGTTATACTATTGTCTCCAACCAAAGTCCTTTCCCTGCTAGTCCATCTATTCTCCACATAGGCCCGAGTAAACCAGTACCCCTTTTCTACATAAGGTATAATATCTCCCGAGCTTGATGTTACAAGAACTTTACGAGAAGTCTCAGGGTCGTTGTCATCTCCGCTGCCTGGAATATTAGTTCCAGAGTCGTCTGGGGACTCAGTAAACCATAGGGGAGGATTTAGTAAAGAATACTGCCTTGAGATTTTAAACTTAAGCTGACCAAATACCAACTCTCCTACTATCCCCTTAATAGAGTTTAGCTTTCTGCCCGAAGATTGGTTTACAGACCAGGAATTTGGCGAGTCCAGTATAAGGGTAATGTTAGTACCACTTAGCGATGAAAGTACTCCACCTGGAGTCTGATAGCTATCAATATCTAAAACTACTCTTTCTCCCCCGTCTAAAACATCACTTTCTGTTATATTTGTAGAGCCATCCGGCGCTTTTAATTCAGTCAAGTCGATGTTATTATCTACGTCAATAGTGAATTTTACAAATCCGATTACTTGAGACCCGGGAGATCTGTAAAACTGGGCGTTAGGGCCGCTATGAAGACCGGGGAGGCTGCCCTCCCCATAAAAAGAATTAAGCAAAGATATCCGGTCTTGGATACGGATTCTGGGAGTTGTAAGAACAGTAGAACCGAGTATTCCTCCGCCGATACTCGCACCCTGTAATTGCGACAAAAACTCCCTGTTAATGTCTTTTTCTACGAAATCTCTGGTAACTCTCCAGTCAGATGAATTGTAAGGCCGTTTGTAGATATTTCTTTCGCCAGCATCTAAAACAAGGCTTATTTTGTCCAGGACGTTATTTAAAGCGTCGGAAGGATTCTCGACGTCAGCCAGAGCCGAGGATCGTTTAAGGCCAATAAAGTTAGAGACTCCTTCTCTTTTTCCTGCCCGCCTACGTAAAACCCTTATTACCTCGTCTTGATTTAACGAGGGAAGTTGTGAGCTTTTAGTTACTTTAGTAGCCATTTAGACAATACGCCCTATAAGAGGCTTTCAACTCTTCGTTGAAGGCTTTATATAGGGGAAATATAGCTAATGGACAAAATTAAATTAACAGAGGGAGTCGCCTTCTTTGTATTCGAAGCGTTGTTCTGCCTAGCGTTTATCGCGCTTTGCGAGATACCTAACTGGTCTATGGGCCCCAGGCAAGTCAATGCCTGTGTAGACAGGTGGATGTTTACAGCAGCTCTTTTTTTCCCTTCTCCGACACAGCAATCCTCCCCCTCTAGCTCTCGTACAAATCGCGGTACGACAAAATAACTTGTTTTACAAATTCCGAACGGACAATATCATCGATTTGAAATTCTACTGAACCGACAAACTCCTCGAGTTTGGACAGTCTGTGAACCGCATCGCTCAGACCGTCCTTTCCAAATCTATTGGCTAAATCGCGCTGGATCACGTCACCGAGTAACGCGATAGAACTATGGTCGCCAAGTCGAGAGAGAATAGTCAGCACGCTATGAGCAGTGGCATTCTGCATCTCGTCCGCAATAACCACGCAACGGTGCAGCGACCGTCCCCTTAAATGCTCGATAGGCAAAAATTCGATAATCTTTTTATCTATTAAATAGTCTGCTTTCCCCTTCGCCATAAACACGCTTAACGCGTCCCTTAGAGACGCGATGTGCGGTTCAAGTTTCTCCATCTCGTTACCTGGCAAATAGCCAATTCCTTTCTCCCCCGGCGTATCGACAATCGGCTTAACATAATATATCTTATCAATCTGCCGCTTTTGCAGTTTTTCGCAAGCAATGAAGACGGAAAGCAGTGTCTTGGCTGTCCCAGGCGGCCCAGTCAAAATAGTAAGAGTCCGGCTCCTTAGGTACTCCAATGCCTCGCGCTGGCTCTCGTTCGCCGGGTGAATAGTCCTAAGGCCGTCTCCTCGCCCAGCGGGGATCCCGTAGGCAATTTCATCGTATCCCGGTACCGAAGACTCGGTGACCTTCTCTCGCCTTGTACGCGCTTTAGCCATTGAATTTTCCAGGTAATAAAAAAGACGGGACACAAAGACTGTGTACCCGCCCAGGAGCTGATATATTTTGAACGGAGAACCATTCAGAGAAAAGCACCTACAATGCTTTCACCTTTGCCTGAGGGGGATAGAGGGACAGTTGGTGAACACGTCTTTGTCAATGTCGGGCTTGGGGAGGCTGAATACACAAGAACGAGGTATAAGGCTTTGGGATTTGAAGAACTCCTCGGTGTGTCCATAATACCCGTTATGCTCGTTCATTCTTAACTCGAGCTGGGCGTTTATCCAGTACGTAGAGGCACGAGGATTATTGGCTCTAAGCTCGGTGATGTGCCGATCGATCATGGTTTGATCCCAGCCCCGGCCCAAGATTACGACATCAACTCTTTCGCTCAAGTCGATCAAGATAGACTCCGGCTCTTGCGAGCAGATCGGGTTAATGGCTGGCATTTGCCCCCTGCGCTCCTCGTAAAACAATGTGTCGGAGACGAAACGATCGATTAGGAGATAGTCTGAGGCCGGCAAAGGAATGTCTGTAAGCTTTTCCCTGAACTGTTCAACAGGAGAGTTATGTTCCGGCCTGATTCCTGAAAAGTGAAGAGCATGAACTAGGTATCCCGCGTTTTTTAAGTTAGACGCCGTCTTGTTAAGGAGAGAAGTTTTTCCAACCCGATCGGGCCCTAAAAAAATAATCGTGTGCATTGCGGAGGGGAGAAGTCTCCCTAAGTCTAGCACGTTGAAAGCCCTATGAGACGATTATTTCAATGCCTAAACCGAGATGGGGCGTTCGGTTTACATCCGACCCGAACAAGACTAAAAACTACGTGCAGTCGTTGTATGACGATGATGCCGCTAATGTCAAACGTGGCGAGCTGTTTCTTAACGAGCCGAAGGCTCAGATCTTTTATGTCGGCGCGGATGGAGTCGCAAGACGTGTAGGCGAGCAGGACGTCATCCCTTTCGCCCAAATCGATTTTACCGGCCTTAGGGAATTCGCTGACGATACCGCTGCTGCTGCCGCCACTCCCCCCGTCCCAGTCGGAGGCATGTACCGTACGGGAAGCGTCCTCAAGGTGCGGGTTTCTTAGTTGAAAGCTTAAGGAATAGATAGATTAAGTATTATGGCAACCATTGCTAGACTGAAAAGACTTGTTGGCATCGAGTTTGAGTACAAAGCTTCGCTCGGAGATTTTTTTGCCACCGTCTTACAGAATAAACTTGTCAACGAGTACGATGAGACGGGGAACACCCCTGAAATTCGCTCGGAACTGCTGGAAAAATACAACACTTGCGGGCCTAGCATGGGCTTCTCGGCCAAGCAATTCGCGTATGGGGTCTTGGAACTGGTGGTGGACGCGTTGGTTGCGAATCCGGATGTTGTGACGGATCCGTACGAGAACCAGCTCAATGATCAGCTTGTGAATATTACAAGGTACGTGGGAATCGCTGGTGAGGGAGATTATCACTTTATGGTAGCAGTGTATAACCTTTCCGCAACGCTTTCTCAAATCACGCAGAACGTTATTCCTGTCGGTCCGCTTGTCGCCTTGGGTGACGTAATCGATGGCGGTGAGAACTACACGGTTGACGGTTTAGACGGAGGCGATGCGACCGGTGTTGTGTTCCGAGCTTATCTTGAAGTAGGCGAACAGAACGATCCTGTTCAGTACGAAGACGCTTCGCTCGAAGGGACGATTGTGGACGGTTCTGTGACCGAGATTACCGACATCCTGGACGGCGGTGACGGCTTTGCCGTCGGCGATATCTTGAGTCTAGAAATCGACACCACTGAGCCCGGCCAGGGTGACGGTGAAGGATCCGGCGCGTTAGTTGTGGTTATCGAAGTGGCATGAGGTGCATAGCCTTTATCGTTGTAGGTGCCTGGTAGGGTATAGGCCGTTTTCTACCGGCGATCAGGAAATTATATGGTTCCCGGAGAGGCAGATTGCCGGTGTAACCCTGTCAATGAACTGGTCGCCTGACGCGTTGACTGCGAATGCCGAGACTTCGGTCCAAGGAGCAACTCAGTTTGTAAACGCCTTGTCCGGGTCGACAGTAAACGTCACGTTGTCCGACCCGTACATGACCGGGGCGTCTTGGGCGGTACTTTTTGATACGGCTGCAGCGTACACTGGTGAGCAGTTGGCAGCCGCGAACCATATCTTGCTGCCGAAGTGCGAAAAGGGCCAGGTGTCGACTCGCGAAAGACCTTGCCGTCCATATGAGCAAAGCTCGGAATTTGAAGATCCGGGCATCAGCAAAGCTAGTTTTTCACAATTCGCCCATTTAGTTGTAATTTTCTATTACAATGTCGGCAGCAACGTCTTCAGCCTGGAGAGTTATTTTAGGGTGAACCGGTTCAATATCAGTCATGGGAAAACCTACCCCAAAGTGACTATTTCCGGCCTTGATCCCCAGACAATCGCTTTTAACCAGAATCTGGCAAACTTTCAAATGAAAGAGAACGAGACGCTGGAAGAGAATTTGAAGGAAATTGCCAAGCAGTATGGGTATCGAGTCTCGTTTTGCAACTCGCCTGAAGCGAATTATGGTCAGAAATACATAATGCCTAGTGGGTTTAGAGAGAAGGCGGTTACAGGGGAAGAAGTCCTTAAGAAGTATATTGGGAGTGTGGGAGGAAATTATAGCAAACTACCTTTAAAAGAGTATGCTAATAAGATTTCGATCTGTACCAGAGCAAATGTTAACCAAGGCTGCTCAATATTCTACTTGGGCAAAGGCTTGTACGAAGGATACCAAATAAGTGGGTCGGTCGAACGTGACTTTTTGAATTCTAACGCTGAACTTGAGTTCAAGCGCGGCTTAGGTGTCGATTATGACACTACCCCCATTGACGGAGAAGAATACGTCTTAGAAGACACTTTTCCGGACAAGAGAAAGGCGAAGATGGCTAGTGTCAAGACGAGTATTAAGCAGTTCCCCGAGCAGTTTACCGTCTTAAAAAAGAGGTTTCAAGTCAATCAGTCGACAAGCGGATATGTGTGGAGAGGTAACGGTCCGGCCGTTAAAAACACCAAGGTAGAGAATACGAACTTATATGGTATTGGTGTTAATGATAACGTTCCTATATCGTTTTTAGACGGACTTGTTGAGAACAGAACTTATACAAAGGACGTTAACGGCTCCTTATGGATTAATATTCAGACAAACTATGTCCTTAAAGTGTGTGATAAGGCAAAGAAGTGTACGATCCGTCCTATTCATCAGGAGGTGGGTAATTTACTGGCGATTCAAGGCGATTTGAAAAAGGGCAGTAAAGTTGCGATTAACCAGGTCTTGGGGGAGTCGAATCCTGAGAAATTGCTACATACTCGGTTCTATATCCCCAAGTCATCAGCCGGTACTACTACCGTTACCCTCGAACCGTCGTTGGTGTGGAATTTCGCCATCCCGGCATTTGATCTTACAGACGAAGAAAAGAAAGAAGCGGGGATTAAAACGATTCAAACGGCACCCGGACCTATTACTACTGGGGCAAAGGTAGTGCCTGAGTCCCCTAAAGCTTCTGACAAAAATTGGAGAGCTACTGATACATCCAAGCCTACAAAAATATTCCTTATGGCAGGACATGCCGATGCAGCGGGTTCCGGCGCTCCTAACGAAAGAGAACTTAATGTCGAATTAGTAAAATGGGCGCAGAGAAACTCCCAGGCGTATGGAGTGTCTGACTTTGTCGAGTTTTACTTCCCCCCATCTAGCAGTTTGCCAACAAGCAGTCCAAGCAGCCAGTATTCAAAAACATCTGAAGCGGTTAGACAAGGCAAGCAAGTGATCGAAATACACAACGATTGCTATCAAGAAGTAGAACCTAAATGTTTTGGTAGATCGGGTGTAATACCCCCTACCGCTGGTAGAAAAATCTGGCAGCTTGACGATGTTCTTTCACAGACTTACGGGGCTTTCCCCCTTAACCACAGGGACGGCCTTGCAGTACCTCGTAGAGGTGGAACTATTCTCGAGGTGGGGAGGATGTCCCCCGAAGTGAAAAATATCTTCGAAAGAGGTACAGCTAGCCAAAAAGAAGCTTTGTACAAGCAGTTAATGGGCCCAGTAATGCAGTCTATAGCGGCAGAAAAGGCAAGGACGCCGGGATCTGCGGCACCTGCTGCGCCAGAACTACCACCTTCCGCTAACCAGAAAGTATATGCCGGGAGAGTAGGAAGCACCGGTTTCTCCACCGGTCCTCACTTGCACGTAGAATTATTCCCAAACTCTTCAACCTCAGGCAGAGGTATACCCATAACAAGCGCGGATGTGGATCCTTACATAAGATTGGGGGGTAAAAAACCAAGTGAATGGCCTGTAACATCCAAATACGGGGACTTTGAATCGTTTAGGACTTCTCCGCACAACGGAATAGACTACGGAGCACCTTCAAATACCGTCATCGAGGTAATAGGTGGAGCCAAGATACTTAGAAAAGTACCCAACTTTGGGGGTTTCGGGAATGTAGTCGAAGTCCTGAGGCCGGACGGTAAAGTACTTCTTCTCGCTCATTTACTAGACGGTTCCCTAGAAAACGTCTCTGTAGGTGCCACGGGGGGCACAAGATCATCCGGTTCCAAATACGGCCAAGGCGTACAGAACTCCCCAACTCCTGTCGGCGTCACGATAGAGACCGAATTTAAGGGTATCCCACGCTCGTTAAGAATTGTTCCCGGCAGGACGATCCTCGCGTTCGTAACCAAATACGATGAGTGGATTGAGAAGGGGCGGCCGAACAATATCGACCCCGGGGTCTGGATCCCTCAACGATTCTCAAAATGGTTCGTTAAAAGTGCTGAATACAGATGGGATGGAGACCTTAGGGTGAAGGTGACTGGGGTGAGTGATTGGGGTGTAGCAGTAAACAACGTTCCGGCTCCTCCCACCTTTGAAGACTACTTAGTTACGGAAAATTTTAAATACCGCGATTACTATGGGTATATTCGCTCGTTGGGAGATTTGTGCTGGAACTTGGGCAATGGGAGAACGTCTTGCGAAGAAATTTGTAAAGAGGCTGAGGAGGTGAGGGAGTTTTTACAACGTTCGAGAGAAACGGCTGAGGCGACAGAGGCAGCTTCCTCAGTTAGTAGCTCTTTCCCCCAGGGAAACTGTACTTATGTGGGGAACTATGCAAGTTCTTCTAAATCCACTATTCAGAATAGCATAAATGCTCTTAGGTCCGTAGGAATTACAAACCCAATAGCTTATGCAGGAGCTTTGGGTAATTTTTCTGTGGAGAGCAATTTTAACGCTAATGTCCACAACGGCTCCAATCCCGGAGTTGGATGTGGCAGTACTCCATCCAGAGTTTTAGGTACTTCCGGATACGGATTAGCCCAGTGGTGCGGAAGCAGAGCGGATAATTTAGCTGCTAAATGTGGCAGAAGTTGTACAGAGCAACAACAACTTGAGTTCATAGTGCAAGAGATAAGGGAGGGAAGAGATGTGTTCCCTATAAATGGGGTGAGGATAGTAGATGCCATGAATGCAGCTAGAACACCCCAAGAGGCGGCAGATTTATGGAATAAGTACTACGAGAGGGGACCTGGGGGGATACAAAAAAGGCGAGACGAGGCGGTCAAAATATGGAATAACGGACAAAACTTCTCTTGCTCTAAGTAATGTTGTTTCTAAAACCGCTTCTCGGACTGTTTTTCAAAGACGTGGTGCAAGACGCTGCAAAAAAGGCCGTCCAAAACTCTTTGAACGAGTTGTCAAAAGAGCAGGTAAGGCGTGAGTTTCTCCGCACAGTAGCCGAAGGCTATACTCGCGAAGTCGAACACAACTTGTCGCAATACGTACGCGCTTTAGGGGCCGCTTCGGTAACAATCGAAGCGGAGGGGGACTTGACAGGAGACAGACTATTTTCCGCCCTGCAAAGCTCGCTCAAAACGCTTGAAGTTGAGATCGAAAAGCAGGGAGAAAATTCTCCCATCGTCCAGTATTTAAAAAGACGGTATGGCGAGGAGCAAGACGTTTATGTCGGCAGAGAGTCCGTTTCCGTCGCCAGCATGTTTTCTCCGGGAGAATCCCGGCAACAAATATGGCTTAATAGGTCAGGCAATATCGAACTGCCTGAGTCAATATCCCGAGAAGTTGCTAACCTGCTCGATCAGATATTGTCCGAAGACTTGCCATAGTACTTCGCACCTTTGATGATGTTTTCCCTCGGATCAAGCACTTGGTACTGTGCATTCAAAGCGTGGTAATCAAACCAGCTTTCTGACATCTTGATGCAAGATAGACGGCAAGTGACACCCACACATTTGACGGGTATTGTCTCTAAGTCCAGAGAATTATCTCGGCACCATTCCTCAACAAGCCGTATAAACGGATAGACATGATCGACATGATACGCTCCGTGTATCGGCTTGCCTGTCAACGACGATTTAACAACACTTTGACCCGAGACTCGTCTTTTATAAAGATCGATCTGCGGTTGGATAATATTCCTCAAAGCACGGATCGCGAGTTTTCTATTCTCCTTGGCCGGGTCGGGGGCATAAGTTCTCGGAAAAATCCTGGACATCACATAAGACTTACCTATCCATACTTCATACTTAGACGAGGGTGTCATCAAGACTACACCCTTGACTTTGCGACCATTAAACTCTTTGCTTGTGAGCTTGAACTTGCACTGTCCAGGCCTTAAGACGATTTTCCTGAACCTTTCAATCTTTAAGCAGACTTGTCTCAGGAACAGGGTGTCCTCTTCGTTAAAAAAGACACCTGTCTCATAAGATGAAGTAATAGACTTCCATCTCTCCGCGAACTGCTTTTTATTGTATTGCTGCTCGCCAATATCAGTATATATCGACTTACCCATCACTCATAAGTTTGCTAAGCAGCTCGTCCGTCCTCGCTGCAATCTTCTCCGCACTATTAATACCTGGGTTCTTACGATAGATGGTTGACACAGCTCTTTTGTGAATGTAAACATCCATTAGAAAGGTGTATTCTTCTGGGTAAAGTTTCGAAAGCCTACCTATAATATCCCCATAATCGCTAAACATCGAGGCGAGATTATCGTCATCAATCCCGCCGTCATCAACTGGCATCTCTGTCTCCTCGTTAATCTCCAAATACGTCATCTGAAACGCTTCACGCGTCTCGGCTATAAGCTGCTCGGTTAGTCCAGTAGCCTCAGAGATCTGCGCGTCGGTCAGGTCTGGGCTCCTGCCAACAATCCTTCTCATCTTCATATAAGCGTCTGAATACGACCGTGGTATCTTGATCATTCGCGAGTTATCGCGCAAATAATTCAATAGCTGGAACGTTAGCGAACGATTTAGCCAAGTACTAAAATTCGCCTTCTCTGGATCCCACTTGTCATAAAGTTTGACCATTGCTTCAAGGGCTACAGACCTCAACTCATCAAATGGGACACCGGAGAACGAAGCCACTTTCCTCGCGGCATAACTCGCTTTCCACATATTTTCCCGGATGTGAAAATCGCGAGTCCGCTCGTACTCCGTCTTCCTCCGATTATAATTATTCCTAAGCCTCTCCCTTCTCAGCTCGACATTAATACCTTGCGTGGTCATCAGGCTCTGCCCCCCTTAATCGAATTGATCACGAAGCTTTTAAGTTGCGAAGCGGGCATAATGCCCTCACCGTTAAACCCGATCAAATCGCATTCTTCGTCAAAAACAGCGATTTCTGGAGTTCCTTGCCCGGAGGTTCCCGGCTTAAGTGATTCGAGAAATTCCCAGTTGTCCTCAGTGACGTCGTATTCTCCCCAGCCCACACGCAGTTCTGGGTATTCTTCAGATACTTCTCCGGCCACTTGTCCCCAAATCGGTTTCATAGCTTCGCAAGCGGGGCATCCGGGCTGTACGAAGAGTACGACTTTTCTTAAAAAGGTCTCTTTTTCCATTGGATTAATCTCCTGAATAATGGCTTAATAATTTTAGCACTATAAATACTGAGTTGGCAAGCTCCCTCTTCCGAGTCTTCCCGTAACTCTTTGACTACCCCCAATATGATTGATTTGGGGGAGTTGAACTCTAGATCCTCCATGGGCAGCCTTGGCCGCCCCCATAATCTCATCCCTATACACTCTTAAACCCATGACAAAAGCGTCGACAAAATCATCATTCTTTGAGTAAGGAAAAGCACACAGCTCTGACATTAATTCACCGAGCTTGGGAATTTCTGAATATATCGAAACTCGACCGTCTTCCGCTACCGGCGCCACCTCATTCGCCCTCATAATCTTATCTTTGGTTGGGATTACCTCCTTCACCGGAATCTGTAATTCTTTGCGAAGCATTTGTATCAAAGGAAGTCCACTAGCCCTGCTCTCGATATAAATCGCCCTTACTTTCCAAGTCTTTAACCACAGCGGCATCACCTTTAACAGGTCCGGGAACTCCATCTGCTCTTTGTACACACTAATAAGGTGTAATTTCCTCGTCTTTTTAACAACCCCAAACACGCACATGACCGAGTAATCGTTCATCTCTTTTTCTTTAAGGGCAGTATCGGCAGTTGCGAATACAAACTCGTATTGTTGACGATTTTTCTCATGCTGCTCGAACCAGGAGTGTTTAAAAATCGAACCGCTGGCGCCCTTAGGTCTACCAAGATACAGCGTCTCAAAAGTATTCTTGTCCTGCTTTTCATATACTTTCAATTCTTCTACAGGGAAAAATTCCGGCCAATGTGATTCACCTAACTTTCTACCTATAGGATCGTTCTCCTCATCAAGACACAAAGCGGGCACATTTAGCTCTAGCCAACCTTCCGGGTCACTTGATAGCAATCTGCCGATAACATCTTCCACGTGGAATCTAGTTCCCATCGACATAACACAGTTATTTGGTAAACCTCTAGTAAGGAACTGAGTCGCAGTCCAGGCAAAAGTCGATTCAAGTACTTGTAGTGAATTACCGTCTTCAAGTAAATCGTCTAAGATGCCGATACCTGGTAAATCTTCTTCGCTAATTACACCAAATCCGAAGCCAGTAACACCGGACCCTGCACTAGCGGACATTATAATTCCCCCTTGACCAGTTCTCATAGTCTTAAGGTTACAGTCTTTCTTATTAATACTGCATTCAGGAAATATCCATTTAAACGTATCGCTTGTAATATAACTCAATATCGCCCTGGAGTTCTCGTGCGTGAGCTTAAGACCATAAGACGCCATGATGAACTGAGCGCTGGGGCTACGTCCTAGCTGCCAACTCGGCATTAATTTAGATATAAGCATGCTTTTGCCGCTCCTAGGCGGCAAGGATATACAGGTTCTTTTATAATCCGGATTCCCGTCACAGATATTCTGAACATAGTCACATATTAACTCGTGTACTCTATACGGAGTAAATACGCCGCTGTTTGTGGCTTCTCGGGTAATAACTCGGGCGTAGGTAATAAATTCCGTGCGGCACTTTAGCCGAAGCAGTTCTTTTCTCTCCTCCTGGCTCAAACTCTCAACTTTCAGCATCATCTCTTTGACAAGAGATTTCTCTTTCGCCAATTGGCTCTTATTCACAGTCGGTTTCTCCGCTCTCCCTCGCTTTCAACTCTTCGTACAGCGAAGTGCGTTCTTGCCCGGGGAATACAAACCCGTCCGGGAAGACAGTACCGGCGGGTAGTAAAGTCCCGGACGGTAGCGCTACACCTGTTGGTAGCGAAGACCCTTCGGGGAATACGGTGCCATCCGGAATAACAAACCCTTCGGGCAATGGCAAGTCTTGCGTAACTCTTCCGCCGGGTGTTATAATACCGCTTGACAGGGACGCATCACCCGCCCTTTGAATAAACGTATTCTTAAGAGTGTTGATTTGATTCGGAGACAGCACCCGATCGATAGGCGGCTTGCTCTCTTGCAAATCGTCTACAATCTTCGAATCAAGCGAGATAGACAGGAATCTCGCCTCGTCAAATAGCGTGCGTTCGTTGGGGAAGACGATTGGCAGAGGGGGATTGTAAAGTCCGAGCTTAACAGGAGTGTCTAGGCCGGGAGTCATCGTCTCCCATTCGAGGTGTGCTGGTTTTATCCCGCCCTCCATAATCTTAGTAGTCTCGATCTTGTTCTTTTCGTACAGCCCCGCAAGCCCGGGGATATTCGCTAACGCCAGTCCAATTGACGGGGTAACGTTAACACCGATCCTAGGGCCGTCTTTAACCAGGTCGAGGGTTTTGACAAACCGGTATATGGATTGCAAGGCCTGGGAATTCTCCCTAACATCGATTATAAGCTGCTCGAGAATAGCGGTTTCTGGCCCCGGCTTCCAGAATATATTCTGCAGCGTATTATACCCGGAGTCTATGAGTCGCCTTTCAACCGATTCAATGCGGGTAATATTATTATCCGCCATTTTGAACCCTTTTTCCACGTTTTCAAACGTGTAAGCAAATTCCGCCTCTTTCTCCGCCTCGTCCGCATAACGAGATTCATAGAACTTCTCCGCCATGTTTACAAGACGCTGCGACCCGTATATCATCTGGGTCAAGTCACTTGTGTTAGGAGGGATTAGATTTTTACCAACTAGAGTAGGAGTAAGTCCCAAGTCAAATGCTACGTCTCCAACATTGTTTGGTAAACAAAAACCTGTGGGACAATAGGCATTGGCATTTACACTCGTCAAAGCACCACACGGATCGAGCAATTTCTGGCCGTCCGTATCGACTCCATGTGCAACTTTGCGACACTTAGGATCGCAAGGACAGTTACCGCCCGCCCCACCAAACAACGAGGACAATGCTCCAATCCCAAACAGCGCAGTTGATATTGGGTTGAACCCGCCCCCTACAAGAGCGGCAAGCCCGTTAAAGCCTATGCCACCCCCTAAGCCACCAAACAACGATTGCACTGCGTTGCCAATGCCCAGCGCACCCATGGCTGTGCTAGCGAGAAACGGTAACGATCCCAAGGCGCCTGGCGCCATCGGCATTCCGGCCAAATTACTGAACTGGTTGAACATTTGCCCCATTGGCCCCAGGGCCCCACCCCCAATCAACGAGGCGGTAGAGGACAGGATCTGAGGCGTTATTGCGTTCCTGCCGAGCAGCGAGTTAAACGTACCGGAAACAGCGGCGGTCAGCCCTCCCCCGGACGCGGTGTTAAGAATATTTCCTAAGGCGGTGGGATACCCCGCGAGCACGTTCCTGGCGATTCCGACAACCGGCTGGACGTACTTGTTCACCTCAGGGGGGAGTTTGCTCAGCCCGAGGATAGTGGCTGTATCAATCGCGCCCCAGACTCCTCCAGACATCAAGCCGGTCATTACCGACGCGGTTTGCGGACTCAGTGAAAGCAGCGAATTTCTTAAGGCGTTTTGGCCGATATTTACCAGGGCTTGGTCAACCGTGCCCCCAACAACCCCGTTAGTCAATACCCTGCCCGCATCGCCTATACCTGTCAATAGTTGTGCAGTTTCAAACGAAAGTTTTCCATCTCTATCTAGCTCTTGTCTTAACGTGTTAGTTAAAGTGTCGACAGGAACCCCGAGTCTGCGGTTCATCGCCTCTCTCGCAGCGGTAGACAATACCTGCGCACCGTTAAACGCCTGAGCCGGTAACAGCCCCGCCAGTTGCAATGCGTTCCTAAGGGCCGGATCTGTATTAGTTATAGGGATGTTGGAGATTACGGTATCGAAGACTGTTTCAATAATCTCTGGTTCCTTGAGCCAATCGAACCCGCCCTCTTCAAGTGCGGGCACCGGCCCATACCCATCCAGAAATTCCACCTTCGTAAGCGGTTTATCCTTTTTGTGAAACTTGTGCGGGAGTCTTTTACCCTCCTTCACCCACCTCATAAGCCCTTGATATCTCAAACATTTTACAATTTCTGAGTTGTTTCCATCGTCTACAACCGCCTCCATGCCATGTATTTTTTCCGAGCAAGTAGGCAAAGTTGTTCTAAAGAATACAGGAGGAGCAGATTCCGGGATCCAGCCAAACTCGCCGTTCTCATCCCTTCTGCAAACCATGCTTGTTGTCCTGAACCCCCTGTCTTCAGCAAAGTCATGCTTCTCGCCAAGCAGTGACTCGGTACATTCCGGTATGCCCGGATTTCTCAACTGCGCTTGCTCGATCGGGATTGTGGTTTCGTTCCCCGGGTTAATACCCTTCTCGACCCAAAGCCCGTTGGTCAGGGATTTCCACGCCCAAGCCGGTTTGTTCCCCACTTGCGGGCTACTCCGCCTAAGACAGACAACAACATCTTGATTGATTTCGTTACTCAGTATATACGTGCGCCCCTCGTTCTCCCTATTGCAAGTCATTCCAGGGTCGGAAGATCCATTCCAAACCGCCATGCTCTCATCGATTATGGGGAGTTGGAACGGCGACCCATTCAATCCAACATCTTTGTCATTCTTAACAATACCTATGACATACATGTTTTCGCTTCGGCCATTTGTCTTACCAACCAAGACGTTCGAGCCGATATATCTCGAGCTTAACGTGCCGCTACTCGAACCGGACACAGGGATCCATTTAGAGGTGAATCCGTCGTCCGTAGTGACCTTGACCCTGCCAAGCCTTTTGGGATCATTAACATCAATGATTACCGCCTCCTCGTTAAAGGGATCGGCAAAAGGCACACCTAACGTTTCGACAATCCTGCTTTGCGCTCGGGCCATCACCCCGGCATGTTTAAAAAACTCGCTCATGGATACTTACTCCTGAAAAAATGGATAACCTGGGATTGTTATACTCTCCTGATCTTTGTATATTGCTGAAGAAGAGATTCTTATCTGGCCTAAAAACACTTCGACATCCTGCTGTTCTGGCAGCAAGAGTTTAAATAACCCGAAGGCCATTATTGGATCGTTAATTTTATTTTCGTAAGGAACACTAGCTATTAATTCTCCCCCCAGATGAATTATTAAACTCCCCTGATAATACTGAATACTGCAGTGAGTCAAAGACTCTCTAGGCCATGGCAATGGTATTATTTGATCCTCACCAAATGGCTCAAAATTTAAAATAAGGGAGTCTCCAAGAATACCCCAACCAGATAATAAATTATTATCCGCAACAACAATAACCAAGTCATTTTCAAATTCTCCGACATCCCCGACGTAGGCAAAAAACTCAATACAAAACTCATTGGAGAAAGGACTACAAAAATCTGGATTGAAAGACCACAATCCCCCGCTCATGGCATTTGCCGACTCTACGACAGTTATTGAATAGGGGTCAACCAAATTTGACTCTCCCCCATCGCCCTCAAACCTATTCTGAAATTCTCCCGCCGGAGGTATTGACTGGGGGGTAATTTCATCTGGATACCAGATAACTGTGTCTATTTGCCCCCCAGATATCTCAAAGAAAAAATCATCAGCGGTTAATAAATCAGAGACAGGATAACCGTACTGAAGTCTTTTGTCTGCAGTAGCAGTCATCCAGTTATCTATTATACTCTTAGCTGCATCCCAAGTCTTACCATCTCTATTGTAATAAAACGGCATTCGTATTACAACAGTATTCGCCAAATTAACGTCTCGACAAACAGCCATGTCAGCCACTAACTGATTACTGTACATCCCAACTTCGGCGTCCTGATCAGTGCCGACGTGTATAACATCCCAAATTACAGGGAGATTAACAGGGGAGCTTGACTCGAGAGCCCTTAGTCCACTTCTAACACTATAAGATCCGTCATCGTTAACAGCAAATTCTTCAGCGCTTACTGCCTTTATATTAAAAGCCCAGAACATAAATATTACTGACAATAAAGAACCTCTAGCCGGTATAAGTCCTGGCCATTGAGACATGTCAGCAATAAGTTCGTCAACTACTACACGCTCTACCAGAGAATTATCTAAATTGTATAAGTTTTTTGAATATCTCGATACTGTGTTATTCCCGCAAGCAAATTCTATTTGCGAAAGATCTATACCCCTTAAAGTATCCTCTTCTGAGTCTCGAGTCCATAAGCCGCCTTCGGGCAAATCATTCTTATGCGCATTCCTTAACAGCAAGCGTTTGAACGGGGAATCCCATTCCAAGTTCCACATACCACCAAAGAAACCCATGTGCTGAGCGGTCCAGTCCAGGTTTAGTGGATAGCAAGTTTCCGGGTCGAGAAAATTATTATAAAACCAGTCTATTCGCGTCTTGGAATCGCTGAGTTCCATATCCGAGCCGGAAGTCAGCCATTTTGCAACATCCGAATCACTGTCTTCGTTATTATACGCCCCGGACACACCCGGAAGTCTATTATACACCGGCCGAGAAATCTGCCCGTCTATTGCAATCGCAGGCAGTCGGAAAGAGCTTAGCGCGAACTGTATTGCTTTTTGGTACAATAAGCCCAACACATTATAAGATTCTGCTACAAACTCTCTGTTTGTAAGATTTTCTCTGTCACCCCAAAGCTCATCTAATTCTGCAGCTATAAATTCAGACCATGCCGATGGCAAAGACTCTGTAACAGAGTTAAATACTCGATCGTAAGTCTTTCTCTCGAGTGGGACGGTGGCGAGAATATCACTGCTAAGGATAAGTCGTACAAATATATCTAAAGAGTCTTGAAGCGATGTCGGTGAAAGGAATTTTACTACTCGCCTTGTAAAACTCTCGCCCGAATATGTGCTCGGGGGGAGATATACTGTCGAGTAGACACTAGCCACTTTGTCAACATTTACCGATTCATCCGCTCCTGGAAGCTGAAACACCCCTCGCGAAACAGCTAAAGTCTCTACAACCTCTTCCCCATATAAATAGTAGTAAAGATCCGGCACAGTATACGACTCATATCTCCACTTGCCCCGTTCTTCATTAACCAGTCTGCCAATAACGCACTTTCCCACCTCACACTCAGTATCACTCGCACCATCACTGCAGCTCATTCCGGCCATGGCGCAGTTTTCTAAGCCATTTGGGACGGGTACTCCATGTGCCAAGACTTCTACTTCATCAGACAGGAGAACAGGAAGGGTATGAACATGCGAAATACTTCTGTATTTGTACTCGGACAGAGTCTTCTGATCATACTCCCTTCGAATTACCTCATCTCTTGCCCGGTTCTTACTTTGGCCGTCTTGAGTGAACTCTACTCGGCCGATTACATGCTGAAATATTTTACTCCTCGCTCTGTCATTGGCGAACTCGAAGTTCACACGAGCCGGGTTAAGGGCAAAAGCCGGAGACTTTCCCCTTTTGCTTGATTTACGATCCCAAGAACTATTAGACGATATCATATAAATTGTCGTACGTGTAAGTGATGGTAGTCGAGTCGATGACCGAGGTTAAAGAAACGATTGAGCGATAGAGTCTAAAGGCCGAAGTGCTGTTCGGGCATATGAGGGACGAGGCAGACACTCTATCAACGAATTGGTTATAAGTGTACGAGCATGTTAGCGTTTCTTCGTCTTCCGTACCGAGAAATCTACCACAAACTCCATCCGTATTCCCGGTAATCTCCGGATCCAACGCCATTTCTTTAAGGTCGAGAATAGGGATATCTTGGACGAAGTCCAAGGCTAACACTTGCCGGGAAACATCAGTATAAGAGACGTTGGTCCCTAACCCTAGACTAGACGGAGAGAAAATACCTTTTAATAAATCGTTTACCTGTGAAGCCAAAGTATCACTGAAAGTTGTAGTAATTCTCGGATTCCAAGATATACTCACCACAACCTCAACTGGTAGAATAGTTGGAGGTGTAAGAAACAGTTTAACATCGATAGGGGTTCGGTCTCTAAGCGATGTTAACAAGACGGATTGAGTCGCAGTAGTCAAAGGCGAGCCGTCCTCTCCCCCCGCCACTATAAAAATCCCACGATTATTCTCTACATCGTCTTGAAACCTCTCCTCATAGGGCAATACCTCGACAATTGATGCTTCGGGTGCTATTGCTCTGACTTCAGACCTGTAATCTTCTCTCGATGTAAGGTTTCTCCGCCCCAGCAATTCAAAAGCCCGGATCTTCATCTGATCAACGGTTTCAAGATCCGTACCGCCCGATGCCGGTTCGAGATTAGTAATGAAATCGAGCCCGAGGAAATTTCTCTCGATGCGGGTAATTTCATCCTGCTCTACGTTATAAACTTCCCCCCAACGCTCGGATTGTACCGTGCCAACAGCGCTTTGGTCGACAATCTGCACTTGATCCAACAAGATGTAGGATTGGCCGCTTCTGGCGAACACCCTCGTCCCACCTGGTATAGTCACAGGCCTGCTATATCCCGGAACCTTGTAAAAGGTTACTTCAGCCAATGCCCTAGATCCCAGCTTTCTTTGGACACCCAGACTCCTAAGCCATTGCAACGTAACAGCCTCGGGCAAAGTATTCAAATAGTATAGAAGTTCGGCTTGGGCGAACCCTTGGCCCTCGCTTATCGCGGACAAAGGCGAGGCGGGAGTAAAATCATTAAGCGTCCCGTCCGACTCGATAAACATTCGAGTCTGTATAGCTCGGACGATGTCTCCTACATTCCTATTATCGAGCTGCAGAGGCAGTATTGGTGCGAATATTTCTAATGCCATAACTTATATTAAAAGGTTGTAGTACGGGTTCTTTGCGAGAATGGGAGTCCTCTGCCCGGGTCAGAGTTCTCCGTATCCTTTAACGGGGTGATGAAATCGCCATTGGAATTGACCTCGGGCTGATAGGTGGTGTAACCATTGATCTCCACCACAAGCTTCGCCACATCAACAGCGTACATTTTCTGGTCAGCAGGACTTAATGCTCCGATGCCAGTAAAGTCTCGAATCGTGCCGATAGTCCCCAGGCCAGCCAGAGAGCGAGACACGTTCCTCGCCTCTTGGACATCACTTAATGAGAGAAGAGAGTCTAATCCCGGCCTGAGCAGCGATTCCAAAGGCCTGGTAGTAGCGTAACCGACATACCCTTCTGACAACGATTTAAGAATTGTGTCGGGAAGGTTCTGAGCCGTAGACCCAGCCCCGGGCAAAGCGATACCGGCAAAATAATCTTCCGGAGTAAGATACCCTGTAGAGAATTCGACCCCCCTGTAATCAGATGTCAAACCGACCGAGTCGGAAAGCGGCAATAAGGAACCGGCTGGCAATTTGTCCGGCTTGCGTGCAGGCACTACAGATGCGAGATTAGAGTAAACTTCGAGATCGGGTATGATTTTTTTAAGCCTGTTGACAAGGCCGGGGCCGGAAATCCCGGGCACTTCTAGATAGTCAATAACACTGGACAATGACGTCTCATAACTAGACATCTCGCCATATGATGTCAAGACGTTTTTGTGCAAATTACTGGCAACTTTGGCCAGATTGTTTCCCGGCGTGTTTACGTGCCTAGAAAACTCGCGATTAGTCTCATACTCTTGTTCAAGAGCAGAAAAGACTTTATCCTCAGTTAACGCTTGCTCGATCAACATGGCCGGGGTCATGCTGTTTACAATCCCTCCGACAGGCGAGTTCGCAATTACCTGATTCGCTACTTCCGGGTATCTCTCGGGCGACCCGTAGGCGACCGAAGCAAGACCGGTAATTGTCGACCAGGAATCCGTGGCGTAAGTAGACAAGAATTTTTACCCTATAACTGGCTTTCAACTCGTTGAAGGCAAGGTGTATAGGAATTTATTTTAAAATGGCAGAAGCGAGTATTCAGAACTTAAGTACGCCTTTGGCGAACGAAGAACCGTTTCTGGGGGACGGGGACGAAGGAGAGATTGTCACAAACACGGCAGACGGCAGAGCATGGGTCTTTGACCAGTCTGGATTCCCTGTCGAGTTAGGGGGCGCTTGTGTTAATAAGCCTATCGCCGGTAACTTATTCGCTGGCAACTACCTCGAACTTGACATCACCGATCCGGACAATTTACCCATTCCGAACACCGATCCGCTCCAGGTCAGGCCAGGAAATTACCGCGAAATACGGATTCTGGCAAGATTCGTTGGCGAACCATTGACCAGTTTTTCTGCTTATTTCGACTACCCGGTTGACTGGGCAAGTGGAAACTCGTTAGACGATTATGCAGAAACAGGGGCCGAAGTCCTTATCGAGCTGAGTAGTTTTGGCCCTCGACCCGCCTGGATCGCAAGAGTACTGTGGGCGAAAGTCGTTGAAAGCTGAGTAGTAGTTTAAGCTTATTGTGGAAAAAATCGCTTTTCAAAACGGCAAAGTAGTCTCTAGCCAGTATCTGAATAAAGTCCAGGAAGGGACGGAGTTTACCGGGGAGCCCCGCTCTGATTACTATGACGTAGCGACTAGCGGTGAGCAGGAAGGCTGGGATATTGGCCAGCGAGACGCTATTAAGGATTGGGAAATTGCTAATCCCCGGCTTGAGCCGGAGACCGCCATCGGTCGTCTTGCTCATGACGGTATCGTACTTAATGGAAATGAAAACGAACTTTTAGCGGTTGTAGGGTTGCCGTCCACTTTCGCATTCGAGGGTGGCCAAGGTGTAACAATTGAGGCGGGAAGCTTTATAAACCGGTCGGGGGACGCTGTTTCCTGGCCCAGGCAAAACATCAAGTTGCAGGGTGGCGCGGGAACAGTCTCTTACATTTACCTGCTTGAACAGCAAGACGCACCTTACACCGTCTCGGTGTCCAGCTCGTTGCCAAGCGTTAACGAAGCGCATATTCCGCTGGCGAAGATCACTCTTGACACGAATGGCGACGGCTTGGCCACTGATCCCGACACAGGCGAAGTCTTTGGTACTGGTTACATTGACATCCGCCCACACACCTTCATCTCCGCCCTTAATCCCTATCCGAGAAATCTTTCTAACACCTCCATCCAGCGCGACGATTACACCGCGTTAGTCTCGGACAGAGTAATTGCAGATACTGGTAACGGTAGCATTATTGTTACGCTTCCTGAGTCCCCAAGCGACAGCGATCGAATCGCATTAGTTGATATTTCCGGCACATTTGACCGTTTCCCTTTAATTATTCGTACAAACCCGGTAAGTAACGAACTGCTTAATGGTTCTCCAGACGACTGGATTGTTAACATCCGAGACGCGCATCTTGAGCTGTTTTATCATGCGGCTACTGGGCAATGGAAATTCGAAGAAGCACCCGGGTCAGAGTGCAATCCGGTTCTTGGTACGTTCCTTTCTTGTGGTGGTAAAGAGTTTATTGGCGATAGGACTATTGCCGAGTGCCCGGACGGGGCCAGATTGCCCACCACATATCCCATTCTTTCCGCAGGAGTATACAGTTTCGAGCCGTCACAAGCCGACCCGACACTTGGCAAGTGCTACAGGCAATATGACGAAACAGTGGCATTGTATGCGAATGGTACTGGCGGACTTGTAAACGTCCCTCAAGCCCCCCGATGCAACAGATCTAACGCCTCTTTCACTCCTCTTTCCAGAAACACAATCTACATCGATCAGACGATCGGCGAAGATTCAATCGATAACAGGGGATTTGATAAAGATCGTCCGTTCCGCACCATTGAACGTGCGCTGCTTGAAGGTGTTAGAGAATCCCGTCGCTCCGGCCAGAACAACGACCGGTACGACAAGGTCATGCTGGAAATCGCTCCGGGTGACTATTATGTTGATAATAGTCCCGGTGTTCTTTCCGGTCTTACGGTAAGTGAAGGAACCGGACTCGTTCAAAAAGTAGATACAGGGTTAACAATTTCTAACTCGGTTATAGGAGACAAAGCCACTACCATCGTGGTAAATGTCGGTAATTCGGTTAACACGCAACCGCCACGCGAACTGAACCTGGGCCGAGTCCTTTACTCAGAGTCTGGGGGTGTTGGTAACATCGCTCGGGTGCAAAAACAATCCGGCTCCAGCTCGAACTGGATCATCAGCCTTGAATACGTTAGAGGGACTTTTGAAGTAAACGACAAACTCTTCTTTGACAATCTGGCTGTTGTAAATCCTCAGACCGGGGGTCTTATCGTTCCCCGGGGAATATCGGTAGACGGAGTCGATCTGCGCAAGGTCCGCATCCGGCCGATGTACGTTCCGGAACTCAGCCCGGTCCAAAACGACCCGCAGACAGAAAAAACCGCTATATTCAAAGTTACCGGTGGCACCTATGTGTCGTTGATGACTTTCACCGACAACTTGCAATACTCGAGAAGCCATAATACCGTCACCGCCATTGAATTTGCTTCGGAGCAAGAGATTATCGGGGGCGGTAGCGAGACATCTTACTACTCCCGGATCAACTCCCTGTTCAAAGATGTTGATGGGTGGGAAGACGAACTGCTTGAAGCGATTGCTGCCGAGACGACTATCGTCGCTCCTATTGCCGCTACCAAGCAAAACCGGTCTCAGGACATTGAGGAGAATCAGACAGGAATTCCTAGTCCCGACTCGGCCAGTAACGCGGCTGTTATGTATCCCGGCGCCACCAGAATTCGCAACTCGGATGGCGCTATTGTCCCCTTGCCGGACATTAACTCCACGCGTTCCAGCTCGCCTTATGTTTTCAATTGCTCGGTACGGAGCATCTTCGGTCTGAACGGCCTCTGGGCGAACGGTTCACGTGTGTCTGGCTTTAAGTCGATGGTCACCGCGAACTTTACCCAAGTCTCGCTTCAGACCGACCCTGCCTGTTATTTGGATAATACGTATTTCCAAGATCCTCCGATTAACAAGACGGATAGCGAAGGCAAAAAATACAAATCCAGCAGTGCAGATAAGTTCAAGTACCGCCATTTCGGTATCAGAGGTAGTAACGATGCCACGATCCAAATCGTCTCCGTATTCTGTATAGGTAACAGCGATCATTTCATATCAGAATCTGGAGCCGACTTATCAATTACTAACTCTTGTTCCGACTTTGGCGATATCTCGCTTCGCGGTATTGGCTACAAGGCGAAGTCTTTTAGTCAAGATCAAGCGGCGCCGGAAAGTGGATATAGCGGTACTAGGATAACACAAATTATCCCGCCTCTGCCGCTCCAATACACTACATTGGCTAACGGAAAACCTCCTACTCTCGAAGACATTGAGGTGAGTACGAGTCTTGTAATAGATTACAGCAAGACTTTAGCTTATGTAAAGGCTAATAAAACGGGTGAAAACCAGGCCCCCGAAACTATCAGAATCTATGTTCAAAACTCGAACATTGCCAGTCCTTTTAGCCTGGAGAGTCCGCCTTCTGCGTCTAACATCGCTTTCGGACAGTACAGCTACACCAAGAAAATCGGTACGGACACTTGGGAGTTATCTGGTGGACCGAACAGGCCCAACAGAAAACGTATCTATATTAATGGGTTTGATGAAGTAGGTAATTCGATTTTATACACTGGGGATATTAAACTAGCGGCTACAAACTCTCCCGGATTTAACAGTCTAGACGACAGCTCGAAAGTGTTTGTATGGGACAGCGCACCTGCTGATATCGACCCGGAAACAGGCAACACGGTTACCGGCTCGCCAGCCTGGTATATTGATGTAACAACTTCAAATATTCCTGAAGAGGCCACGGATCAAAACGCTGACGGATATTTAACAAAGCGGTTTGACTACGCCTTTAGGTATAAGCTGCTGGATAATCCGACCGGGCAAGATGCCGTCTTTGCCTCTCTGGACTTTATGTTCAACCGCTCGGCTATAAAAATCATCCGGGCTGTTGACCAGAGGCGAGCGGATGACCGAGTGTATCGAGTCGTACTCGAAGGATTTGAGCGTCTTAGAGGGATGAGACGTCCGCAACCGTATTATGTTCTTGAGAAGCAGTCGGGTGTTGCCGGTTTCCCTTTAAATAATTCATCCGAACTTGAGGATAACCCGTTAACCATTACTCAAGTGCGCCCTTATGAGGAGGTGTTTACACCGGGAGCTAGTGCCCAAAACAGTGGAAAATACGTAACCTATTTGACGCAGGGTTCCCGCGCTCGCGACGTATTCACCGGAGATTTCTACCCCGCCCTGGACAGCGATTATCCCGAGCTTACGGAAGATCCCACTGAAAGTGCCACTAAGCAAGCGCTGGCTCTCATGCAAGCAAGGGCTTCTGTAAACTTCAGCGCACCTTTACAGGCGTCTACCGACCCCATTACCGTCCGTACTTCGGCATCCGCCTCTGTCGGCATCCTGATCGGGCTGAGACGTCCGTCCGTAATCCGCGCCTCAGGGCACACCTGGGAATGGACCGGTTACCTGAACTACGACACTTCGTTCCCAACATTCCAAGGCGAACCTTTAGAGCAAGAGTTCATTCTTGGTAAGATTATTACCGAAGAGAATGGTGGCCGGGTATACGCCACCGGCATGAACGAGGAGGGAAATTATTACCTCGGTACTACCGTCTTTGACCTTAGATCGGGCGAACAGTTCTCGATTCCCTACGCGTCTGAGTCCGGAGCCGAAGGCCTTACCAACCAAGTACTGAACAACGTAATTATAAGAAGTACGTTGCTGATGCAAGACGGCTCCAGCCTTATAATGGGCCGGGGTACAAGTATATTCTTCAGTAACGATACTCAGTTCAAGTCTTTGACTACTGGCGACATCATCGCATCGCCAAACCCGCCCCAGGTGTATGCGTCGAGAGACCGGGCCGGTCTCGTCCAGCTCGCCAAGAAGGAAGATATTAGAGGGGCGAAGAACCCTGCGTTCTTGGGGATTAGTGACAAAGTCGCTGTCACAGCTTTTGACTTGGCTAATGAACTGGAAGTCCGATTTAGTAACAGCGTTAATGGCGGTAATGGAATTGCGGTAACAGAGGTTTCTCTGGAAATTCCGGGTGGTGACCCCAACGACCCATTAGATAACATTACCCAGTTCAGCGTAAGTGCCGGTTTACCTTTAAATGACGACACTGTTACTTTTGCATCCTTAGGGTTGGGGAGCTTAAGCGGTCAAAAAGTCTCTAGCATAACTAACTCGATTAATAAAGAGGCCAGTTCTGCTACCAGACGGCAAAGACTTGTAACCGAAGACGGACTTTTTACCTCGCAATGGATTGGTAATAATCAAGTTAGCGATAATGCTCTCAATCTCAAAAAGATTCAAGAGATCAGCGATTTTAGAGTGCTTGGAAGATCCGGTACGGGTCTTGCTGGAGACGTACAGCAAGTGCCAGTCCTTACGGCGATCAGAAGTACTCCCGACGATTCAAGTCTGGTGACCGAAAAGGCGATTAAGACCGCCTTAGACTCCGTATTTACCGTCAGGGGGTGGATGAAAATCGCTGGTAATGGTGTAGTTTTAACGAGAGGGGGAGTTTTAGCAAACGCTACCTCTTCGGCACCTGTGTTTGACAATGTTCAACCCAATGGAATTAACGGGTTAATGTACACTGTAGATATCCCGGGTGGGGATATCGGGGTAGACGTAAATAATATGGTTGTAAATGTTTCAGCTCAAGACACTGAGGCAGACCATTTAATCGGCATTTCGAGCCTTACTACCACCCAAATTAAGATAAAGAGCATAGACTTGGAGTATTTACCTAGTGGCCCCGGAAACCCAACACAGGCTAACTTAAGCCAAAATACTGTCCATATAATGGTAATGTATTAATGGAGGGAAAATCTAAAAGAGCCAGGCCCCCTATCTGGTGGATTAAACTCGTTTCTCTTTTGCCAAAATTCTCCCTGCACTTCCTAGAGCCGAAGGTATGGACGCGGGAACTCGCCCAGGCCTGGGTGGACCGAATCCCGCCCAAATGCCCGTTTGAGAGGGCGGTGTGGTGGCGCGGTCGCCTTGTGCTCTACATCCCCCCTTTGTGCCCATTGAATCCATTCTCGACACAGCTTTACGCGATACGCCTCAAAGCGCAAGAATTTCTGTCAGCAAATCCTGACATTTGAATTCGCCGCCGCCCCCGGCGCGGTGTATAGTAAAAACATGACGAGGGGAATTTCTCCCTATCGTCCAAATCCAAAGGACCAAATCGTATGACCACGGCTACAACTTTTACCGTCAACGTGATCGAGGTGGGGACCACAAGCCCCGATCTCGCCCCGCTCGCAGGACGTGAGTACTCTAAGCAGTACACCGCTCTGCCTAACGCGAATCTGCCCAAGGCGATGCGTCTCGCCCTGGACAAGGTGTTTACCGCTTTGACTGGCGAAGAACTCCCTCTCGAAGAGAACACGTTCCTTATCAAGGCGGAAGACGGTGTTTACAACCGCCTTTTCGGCCCCATTCTCAAGGCAGGGAATGACGAGGTCGAAGGTACTTCCACCGGCTCGTTCACCATTCAATGGGGCAATCGCTACATCCCTGTCACTCTGGGCAAGGAGGGCTTGGGCGTAGAAATTAACGGCCAAGCTGTAACGCTTGAGGCTGAATTCGCTGCATTCAACTTCTCCGGCCGTGGACCCGACGCTTGCCTGATGGTGTCTGTTGACGAAGAGGATGGCTCGGGTCAAACCGCCATGCCCATTGCAGTTCGGTTCATTGACTACCAGAACCCGCCTGAGACAAAAGCTCTCAACTCCTTGCTCAAAAAGAACAAGGCGGTGGATGACATTCTTCCCCTTGTGCAGGAGGTTACTCCCCGTGGGTCTGGGGGCATGCGCTCCGACTGCGACAGCGAGATCGACTTCCGCGACCTCGAAATCGGGCAGTACAGTGTGATCGGCTATCGGAGCGCGAACACGAAATTCGGTACTTCGTATCGGATCGTGATCGGCGATTATCCGGTGGGGACCGGTCAAACTGCTGAGACCTGGGCTCATACCAGTCTCCGCTCGCTGCTGGCAACTTCGCCTGAGATCACAGCGGAAAAGCCCGCCTTGCTCCATATCAAGGACAAGGAAGTCACAAGCGATGGCAAGACTCGGATCCGTTGCACGCTGATCCTGAGCAGGCAGGAAGAAGTCAATCCGGACGCCCTGGATCTGAACTTCGCCTGATCGCCCTTAGCACTCCCCGGGCCTACGCCCGGGGTTTTCTTAGTTGAAAGCTTGTTATCTTAACAAGTCGAGCTAATGGAAACGAAAGCGCCTTATGGCTGGTCGTCACTGAACAAAGAAGAAATGTCTTACGAGTTTGGTGAGGCGAGAATGGGCACAGGCCCTAACGACATTCCTTCTAACCAAATTGGTGAGGGGGAAGACGACTATCATAGCAGGTATGTGTCCCCTGACTCGGAATTTGGTGCTACGAAAGTGTCAGATAACCGAGACGGTTACGGCGGTAAAGATGACTATCGCCCTAAAGCTGGGGACAAAGACCCTGCCGATGTCGGCACCATCGACCTCCCCATAGGGCACATCGTCCTTGAGGATGGTGTTGTCCAAGGCCGTAACTACTACCTTGTGCAAGATATCAAATCGGAGAAAATGTACACCGTAGTGCCCAATTTCAAAGGTGGTGAGACTTATAAATCCCCTATGCGTGGTGACCGGACCTCTGCTTTGCAAGACGCCTATAGGACGCTTTCGGCTACTTTGCCCGATTCTGCCCTGGCCCAACTTCGAGAAAGATTCCCGGAAACTCTCGCTTTGTGATATAATTATTCCAACCCACACGCTAAATGGCCTCGATTCTTTCTCATCCCCCCATGGTCTACAAATTCGACCATGGATACGACTTTCCTGAATTCAACGATTATTTTAAAAAGGCGATCTTGTCGGTGTGGAATCCGTGGGAAGTCAGCCTGAAAAGTGATTGTTTGGACTGGGAGCATAACTTATCGCAGTCGGAGAAAGATTTGGTGGCCGGTGTGTTGCGCGGTTTCACCTCCGCCGAACTAGGCATCTCGTGTTATTGGGGAGACACGGTATGCAGAACGTTCCCTAAGCCGGAAATCCAAGACATGGCAAGGACGTTCAGCGCGTTTGAACGTATCCACGCAGCGGCTTATAACTATCTCTCAGATACACTCGGCCTTAATGAGTTCGAAGAGTTCATGGCGGACGAGGCGGCTAAAACAAAAGTTGAAAGGTTCTTTACTGAGTGCGAGTCGGAAAAGGTATCATTAGCTGTGTTTTCTGGTTGTGGTGAAGGAGTTTCACTATACTCGTCCTTTGCAATTTTACTAGCTTTTAACAGAGGCGGTAAACTCAAAGGACTAGCGCAAATCATATCATGGTCGGTCAGGGACGAAATGGCTCACAGTGACGCAGGCAGTTTACTATTCAAACAACTCGTAAAAGAAACAGGTATTACGGAAGAAGAAGAGCGCCAAATCAAACAAGGTTTCGACTCTATCATTTCTAATGAATACAGCTTTCTGGAGAACATCTTTAGCAAAGTAGATAACACTGCTATCCCTATCTCTTTAGACGATCTAAAAGCGTATATATTGTACCGGGCAAACGACCGTTTCCAAAACCTCGACCTTGATATGAGGTATGAAATGAGTGACGAGCAAGTTTCTCTGGCGCGGAACATCGCTTCCTGGTTCGACCCTATGGTCAAAGGCCAAACCAATACTGACTTTTTCTCCATGAGCAAAGATGGCGGTGGTTATGTGGCGAAACCCAGCCAAGACTTTGACAACGTCGATCTTAGGGCCTTGGACCTGGTTCTGACATGACCTGATCTAATGGCTGACTACCCGTTTCCAAAGCCTTATCTCCAGCAGCCCGGAAACACATGGGTAGTAAAGACTTTGTCCGGGGTTAAGACTTTCACCGATCCCGAACTTGCCTGGAGCGCTTACTACTTCGCCCGACTCAATTACCTTAAAAAGACTAACTAGAATGGAAACTTTCTGTCTGACGGATAAAAAGAGTTGCACAAGGTGCAATGTTGAGAAAAATCTCAATGAATTCCATGTGAATAGTGCCAATAAAGATAAAAGATGCAACATTTGTAAATTATGTGTTAACACGTTAAATAAAGAAAAAACTGCCAAGAGAATTTTAGACCCCAACCAGATGATCTCTTGCAGTAAATGTAAGACTAAAAAACACAAGGATAACTTTACTGGTAGCCCTACTAAGACGGGATTATACAAAGTATGCAGTGCATGTAGAAATAGTAGTAGGTCTATAAATGAAAAAGCTTGCTCGTGCTGCGGCAAAGTTAAAGAAGTATCATCTTTTACCAAGTCCCGATCCACCAAAGACGGTTACAGTAGCAATTGCAAAGACTGCCAAAAAGTGTATTTTTGTGAGTACAACAAGAATAACAAAGGCAGGAAAAAAGACTATGACAAGAGCAGATATTTAGAGAAGAGGGAAGAGATACGAAAAAAGTCTAAAGAATACTACATTGAAAATAGGGAAAAAATTATTAAAAAACAGAGAGATTGGGCTTCTAAAAATACCCCTATGGTTAGAAGACAGAGTTCAGAAAAGAGAGCGAGAAAGAGGAATTCAATGCCACCTTGGCTAAACGAGAGCCATAAAAAAGAAATCAGTAATATGCACTTGCTTGCTAAAGCCCTGGAAAGAGAAACAGGTAAAGTTTTCCACGTAGACCACATAATACCTTTAAAGCACAACAAAATGTGCGGCTTACATGTACCTTGGAATCTGAGAGTGATAACGGAGGGGGAAAATATGGCTAAAAATAATAAATTTTGCCCCGAACTCGGCCTCACTGCCTGCTAAAATTAGGGAATTATCACTCCCCCCTGTCCTTCATTTTTAAACCCCATCCCATTACCAATTACTAACCCCCCCCATGGCACTCTCTAAAACCGACAAAAACAAGGACATCATGAAATATAACTACGGGACTATTTGCTTGATTACTCAAGCTGGAGTTTCTGATAGTTTACTAGAGATTCACCGAAAGAATGAGAATGGCAAGAAGACATACTCCAAACAGCCTGTCGACTCTTGGGATATTTAATGTCATGGAGATTAATGTTAATATCCCTACTGGGTGGCATCTTCCCGATAAAGATCAGACCGAAGGTTCGGAATCTTTTGAAGAAGTGCCTGAATTGAGTCCGGAAGATGAGAAGAAGGAAAAATGGCTTAGGTGGAAAGACTCCCCTTACCAGGTGAGTGATATGGGGAGAGTGCGCCGAGTAAGAGAAGATGGTTCGATAAAAATGAGAAAACCCCGGTCTGACGACAGGGGGAAGTTTAGGTTAAATGCCACTTGGGTCAGAGATGGAGTTCCACATCGCGAGGAATTCTTCATCCACCAAGCCGTGATGGAGTTATTTGGACCTGAAAAACCCAGTGGAGAGAACATAGTCATCTGCCATAGGCATCCTACTGGCGAAGATGGCAAACCGGATAATAGGCTAACTAATCTCTACTGGTGCAATAGGAGTAAAAATGTTAAAGATAGTTGGGATGACGGCCTTATGGAGGAAGGTGCGAAATGGAAAGACTGAGCCCTCGGCCTCCCTAACCCCTAAGAGATAACCAACCCCTTAATTGCTAACTAACGCAAAAGATGTAAATCTTTTGTGAAGGAATTTTTCGTCTTTTTTTTATCATGTTTGACATTGACACCCTAGCTACACACCCCGACTGGCTCAACGAAGAAGCGCAACAAGTACTTGCGAATGGCTATTTATTGCCTGGCGAGACTCCACGCGAGATGTGGAAGCGGTGCTCGTTAACGGCCGAAAAATATCTTAAAAGACCGGGAATCGGCGAAGATATTATGGAGATGTTTTGGAAAGGTTACATGGGAGGTGCGTCTCCTGTGTTAAGTAATTTCGGTACGAATAGAGGACTTCCGGCTTCCTGCTATTCTCATACCATCAAAGATGATACAAATAACATCTTTAGCCATTTGAAAGAAGTTGCTGCATTGAGTAAGCATGGCGGGGGTGTGGGGAGTTATTTTGGTGAACTTCGCCCCAGCGGCTCTCCGATCAGCGGTGGTGGCAAGTCCGGCTCGATTGTGGAATGGATGCGCCTTTATGACCGTACTGCAGCCATTGTTAGCCAGGGGAACACAAGGCGCGGCTCATTCGCTCTTTACATCCCTATTGAGCACCCTGACCTCATGGACGCTTTGCGCAGCAAAGACCATAGCCAGGGCGATCCGCGCAATTTCATCGACTCGAACCTTGCTGTAGTTGTAAAGAACAAGTGGATTGAGGAGATGTTAGAGGGCGATAAAGACAAGCAGAGAATATTTGGAGAGGTGTTGAGAAGTCGTTTGGTATCCGGCTCGCCTTACTTAATGTTTGTAGACAATGCTAATAACCAGGCGCCAGAATGCTTCAAGAAACGCAATTTGAATATTATATCCTCGAACTTATGTTCAGAGATCATGTTGCCTATGGATGAAAATCATTCGTTTACATGTGTACTATCATCTCTTAACCTGGCTAAGTTCGACGAGTGGAAAGATTGGAAGGGGAGAAACACCGGTAAAACCGTTCCAGAACTAGGAATCTATTTTCTGGACGCGATTGTCGAAGAATTTATCCACAAGGCGAAGAGAATCCCGTCCATGGGGCGTGCGGTAAGATTCACGTCCAAGTCCCGTTCACTCGGGCTGGGGACAATGGGTCTGCATGCCCTTTACCAGTCTCGCGGACTGCCTTTCGCAAGCCAAAAAGCACGCGAGTTAAACATTGAAACCCACAGATATATAGACGAAATGACCCTAAAAGCGTCTCAGGACATGGCGAGGGAGTACGGCGAACCGGAATGGTGCGAGGGGCATGGAATCCGCCACGCTACTCGAACTGCAATTGCTCCTACTAAAACAAACTCTGTCATATGCGGTGCAGTAAGCGAAGGCATCGAGCCCATCATCGCGAACTTGTTCGTCGCGACTAATGACAAGGGAACCTTTGTGCGTCGAAACCCGTACCTCGAAGCACACCTCACCTCAATAGGTAAAAATACTCAAGACGTATGGGATAGTATTCTTGATGAGCGTGGAAGCGTACAGCATCTCGACTTTTTAAGCGAGAATGTAAAAAACGTGTTCAAAACGGCCCGGGAAATCGACCAGTTTGAGCTGGTAAAACAGGCTTCTGACCGGCAGAGGTACGTGTGCCAGGGCCAGTCCCTTAACCTGTTTGTCGATCCTGAGTCAACGGCAGAATACCTGTACAAGCTGCATTTGTTGGCTTGGAAAGTCGGCCTTAAGTCTTTGTATTATTTGAAGTCAACTTCTTTACAAGTTAAGAAAGCAGCTAAACAAGTAACCGTTTCATCGCCCGTCGCCTTAATTGTGACGAAAGATGGTTGTCCGTGGTGCGTAAAAGCCAAAGAACTCCTTACCAAGGCCGGATTTGTTATTCAAGAAAAGGACAGGTCGGAAATCAGCGACGTGGACTGGCCGTATCAAACCGTACCGCAAATATGGATTAACGGCAGCCATGTCGAAGGTGGGTACGAAGGCTTGGAAGCGATGCTTTCCCCCGAGGCCGAGCCGGAATACAGGGAATGCCTGGCTTGCCAGGGTTGAACCTCCTGTGTTAAAATTTAACCGCTATCTAAAATCAAATGCTCAAGCCTACTTTTTACGTTGAAGACGAGAACTTTGCCCCCCAAGTGGCGCACCCAGGTGATGCCGGAGCGGACATCAAAGCGTTCGTAGAGGGCGGATTTAATCGGGCTGACGCGATCCGCTTTTTCCGAGAGTTCGAGTCCGACGCTTTGAAATACGGCTATAAGCTGTATATCAATGGCGAGCATTTTGAATCGGAATTGCTTCCCTTCTTTCTTGAAAAAATCGAGAACGAAAGGGGGGCGGTTTTTCTCCCGCCTGGAGAGACAGTCCTTGTGAATTCTGGTTTCAAAATCGTCTTGCCAGAGATACAAAAAGTGTATCCAGGCCCTCCTTGGAATCAATTCGTTCTCCAATATAAAATTGTAGGGAGAAGCGGCTTGTGTCATAATCACGGCGTGGTTGTCACGAACTCGCCAGGAGTTATCGACTCGGGATACAGGGACTGGGTCAAGGTATCTTTGACGAACGAGATAGGCAAAGGCTCGTTGGGGGACAATTACCATGTGTTTACTCATGGCGCACGAATTGCCCAAGGGGTGTGCGAACTTGCCATCGACCAATCCGACTCCGTCGTAACCAGGGACAAAAGCGTATTTACCAAGACGGAAAGGTCATTGGGCGGGTTCGGCTCGACAGGGGTATGAGCAATCCGCAAGTATTGATACCCGACTTCAAACGCCCTTGGTGTAAAAATTGCCAGGGGCGGGGATTCAACGTACTTGAAATATACGACCCGGGTAAAGAATGCCCGAGGTCCGAAGCAGTAGAATGCCCTGATTGCGGAGGTACGGGTGACGAGTTTAAGTCCAGAGATTGAGGTTTTAGTTTTAAACTTCGACTACACGCCTTTGAACATTGTCCGTGGAAGAAGGGCTATTGTTCTTTTGCTAAAAAACAGAGCGCAGCGGGTATCAGAGAAAGTAATCCGCCTTCTCAAGTATATTAAAATGCCGCTTAGTCGGGCGGCCAGAGAAAAACCTACAAAGACGGGAATCTACAGGCGAGATGGCTACAGTTGCCAGTATTGTGGCAGCACCAGGAGTCTAACAATCGACCATGTTATTGCCAGAAGCAGGGGTGGTCAGGATACTTGGGAAAACCTTGTGCTGGCATGCTCCAAGTGCAATGTTAAGAAGGCGGATAGGCCCCTGCAACAAACGGGAATGGTATTAAAGAGGAAGCCTAGACCGCCTCTTCCGAAAGTGGTTGAAACCGTACAACAAACTAAAGACCCGGAATGGTCGGCTTACGGATTTTTCGGTTGAAAGCTTTGCGTACCCGTTTGTAAAATGGTAAACTTTACTTTCAATCTTTTCAATAAGCTTCCCTTCGCCAGTAAAGCTTATGGAAGTGTGGCGAATTTCGTGAATAAAAATCTGCTTGACAGAAAACTCTTCGATCCCGCCTTCCTTGCAGATGCTTTTAATGCGGTAGATTCTTTCTGGCTGAAGCACAGGTCTACTGATTGGTATTCTAAGTCCGAGCTTAGGGTGATTACCGGCTCGATCTTAGAGTCTATTTCTGATAACAATCTTGATGAGAAGGAGGTGGAAAAGCTTACACGCTATATCCTGTCGAAATGGGATCCGAGAGTGGCGGAGCAGAAACAACAATCGCAAGAGCTGCTTAGCAAGGTGGAAAAGAACGCGGAAACCACGGTCAAAGCGTATCGTAAACTCGGTAAAAAGGTTAAGCCGAGCAAGCTTGTTGCCGAAGCGGCCAAAGTGTCTAAAGCTAAGGCGTCTGACGACGGAATTATCGAATCATTGACCAGAATATTTCGTTGAAAGCTTTGAAAGCGTATTTCAAATGACTTATTACGAGAAGCCTAAGGGCTGGAGCGAGGCGCCGAAGGAGAGTTGGGTCTCTGGGACGCCTATCGGTCAAAGTGAGATCAAAATGCCGGACCTGGGGGACCCTGGGGCCCACGAGGACGCCTCGGACAAAGTGTCTTTTGAGGATGCTGGCGGTAGCGGCACTCCCGCCCTGTACGGCGGTAAGCCCGTATCTCAGTGTCCTCCGGGGACTAGCAATCAAAATGGTGTATGCATGACAGATCCGAAGTCCGAGGCGACCCTGGAGTCTAAGGTCGAAGCTGCCACTAGAGGTGGTAAGCAGTGGGGCAAGGAAAAAGAACCTGGTGATGGGGAGAAAGCTGGTAAAGGCGAACGTTCGTTCAAGCGTGAACTTCCCGAAGCGCCTAAGGAAGCTGATGCTCAAATTCGCCGTCTTGCCAAAGAAGGAGTGAAGGGGCGGGCGGCATGATCGAAAAACTCTCTAAACCGATTCGGTTTGATACGCAAACCGATTTTCTTGTTGTCGCCCGAGACGGCGAGAAATTCTTTGTATCGGATTCTGATCCTAGTCTTAACCTAAGTCTGGAAGAGATGAAGCCTAAGACTCTCTTGGAATTTGCTTTGGTGACAAACATGCCAATCAGGAAATTCGTCCGCGCACAGCGCGTTCTCAGCGCAAAGTTCTTCGGTACGTGATATACTGGGTTCAACAAAGAACCCCATGGAACTTAAGGAAAATTGGCTCGAGTCCCGGCTTGCCGGAGAAAAAAACCTCCCGCTCGTTGTTATTGACTACAAGGTGTACGCGCACGCGATTCACTCGTTCACCGAATCGGCCCTGGATATAGTCGGCGAGGACAATGAGCCCGCTCTGCGAAACATCGTCAAAGCGTTGTGGGCTTATAAACTCAATCGCGGAATCGACTCGATACCACGGCATGACTTTACTGCAGTAGTCGTCGATGATTTTAAAGGTGAGTTTGGCGACGGCTTGAAAGGGTACTGGAGAAGTATCGAAGCCCATGCCTTGGGCATGCCGGAGTACAAGGGGGGTAGACCGGACAAACCATCTTTGTTTCCTATAATCCTTGAAGAGGGGTATAAATATCTCAAAGCGCCAGGCTCGACGTTCCACTTCTTTGAAAAGGAATTTTATGAAGCGGATGATGTCGCGGGTAAAATCGCACGCATACAACGAAACTCACCCCCTATCGACCGCTACATCCTGTTAAGTACGTTGGATGGGGATTGGCAAGGCTTGGTCTCTGACCATCATAAGGTTGTCTGGTGTAATACTGGGCCGTGGCTTCCAAGAATTCGTACAGAGCATGAAGTATGTGATTATTACTTGAGGAAGGAGAAATTGCATATTAAAACTGCGCGAGAAACTTATACTGTCAAGGTGGAAGTCGGCGATAAAGGTGATAATTTAATGCCCGGGACGCCCCTCCGTTTCTTCGACCTGTACGAGGAAGACGAAGTCTGGGGCTGGACTGCTGACGAGGAAGCCACCCTGGCCGGGATAATGGCCGATACGAGGCGATCGAACCGGCCTGACCACCTCGCTAAGGCCGAAACCTACCTCAGAGGGTTGGGGATGTTCCTGCCTGAGATCCCGGCCCCGGACCGCCACGAGATCGCCCTGTTCAGCGAGCGGGCCGTCAAAGAGCGCCGGGAAGCGCTTTACCCCAACCTCAGGGGGTTGAACAAAAAGCATTGCATCGACCTGCCCGACGGCCCGTTCGAGAAATGTGCTAAAATCGTAGAGGAGGATAAAGCCGCCTTAGATGAGATTAAAGAACTTGAATCGTTGAAGAAGGCTGATCCGGAGTCAGTAGACTCTCAACGGATTAAAGACTTAAAACAAGCCCGAAAAGACTACAAAGCCATGCTGATCAGGTTCAATGCCCAGTAAGAAAAAGGAAGCCAACTCGTCAGACGCCCTTTTGAAGGAGAAGGGCCCAGCGTCAAAATATGCAAGCAGTATCGCCGCCCTCGAATCTCGTGGCTACTACTTGCGTGTCAACATCGACTCTAAGCTCACCTCTTTTCATGACTTGTACGAGAAGTTCAGCCCGGGAGAATCCCACTTCAAAAATAGCTTGCCCAGAGGGATAAATTATCCCAAATGGTTTGAGTTTTTAATCCCGGCCTCTGAGTTTACTCTCGAAAGCCTACAAAACGAAGCGTTGGACGAAGAAGGCGGCTTGTTCAAAGACCCGGATTGCCGTGACTTTGCAATGCCGTTGTTTATGTATAGGTCGGGGAGGGCGAGTGAAGTCACGGACTATGTCCTGGGGGTGGAGAATCTTAAGGCAATAAGGCATAAGAAAATGGGAGGAGGAACCTATGACTTAGGAATAGCGTATTCGCCCAACTCGATCGAGAACGAGTTCAAAGCCAAAAGCCTTAACAATGTGTATGCTTATGTGCCGGAGAACGACTGGTTCGAAGAACGAGTGAGAAAGTTAAAGTTCGAGGATATTGTAACCATTTTCCCTCCGGCCGAAGCGGAGATGTTTAAGCTGATTATCGGCAGGGCATGCGTAGGGAGGAGTGGCAACATCCATCCCGGTAGTGGTGAGCTTCTAATGCACGGGTTTAGAAAGGCTGGGGTGATTGTCGGGGAACCCGGGGTCGGCAAAAGTACCGTCTTGGGTGGGATTATGAAAGCGATGCAGTATTGTGGCTATAATGTAGTGAATTTTGGCCAATTTGGTAGTCGCTTTAATCAGGGAGCAGTTGTCACTTCACACCTCGCGTACAACGACGATTTAACTCTCGAATCGCTTGAGAACATGCTCAAAGCGCATAGTTTTAAGTCTGTAGTCACAGGGGGTACGGAGAAAGTCGAGAATAAGGGTACCGACTCTATTGAAGTGGTATCAAACACAGTTATAATCGCAAATTGTAACGAGGTCAGGTCCGAGATATCTTACAGTCTTGATTCGGGGGCGATAAGCCGCCTCGCCCTGATATCGACTTACCGGGCATTCGAGCAGGAAGAAATGTCCGAGACGATGAAAAGAGATATACATCCCGTTGCAAATATAAAACACTTGTGCAAGACGCTTAAGGTCGATGAGGTTACACTGTTTATGAAGGTAATGCGCGAGTGTACCGACTTCTTCCTGTCAAAGGTGCGTTCGGGAACAGACGTTCATTTCCACAGCGAGCAGTTACTCCCGTACCTTAGGATACAAATACATAAAAATGCTTTGGAGTGTTATTTAAGGTTTAGTTTTCTTGCTTATGCCATTAGATGTCACAAAGGCCAGGGAGACTATCTACCCGAGCTTACTCTCGGTTCGCTTGCTAGTGTTCTCGAAGCTACAAGATTCATCGCGATTGATATGAAAGCTAATAATCTCAGGCGAAATATGAAAGCGCACTGGGAAAATGCAAAGCGCGAGCAAGCACATCCTTACTGGGCGCAGAGAAAACTTTTGATCACAAGCGTCGACAAAGCGTACGAAATATTTAACAATTACAAAGCCGATAAAGACTTGGCGATGGCGACTGAAAATGTGTTTTCCGCTCTTACACTTAGGGACGGGTTTAGTATGGGAAAGAAAATGTCACATATCGTAAGGACTTGGGAAATGATTAGGGGGGAGAAGAAACAGATCTACAGGCTTGCCAGAGACCTAATGGCGACTGTTACAGATCAAGAAGAATTAACCTATTTGACCGACGTTAAGAACAGATGTAATACAGAGTGGATATACAACGCCGGGTACGACCCACAAAAGCTATGATAATGACTCGACTCATCGCCTTGCTATTGACAATTACACTATTCTACGGTATCCTGATCCTAATGCTTCTCCCCTACATTAAATGACAACCGCTACCATCTCCCTGGATCAAGAATCTTGGGACCATAAACCGTCGGCCAAGATCCAATATGGCAATTTGACCGACAAGTATGGCAATCCTAAAAGCGAGGTTAGGGTCCTGGGTCTCCGGCTCGGCACTGACACAGCCGATGTCACACCAAAATCACTCGCCAGGGCCATAGTCCAAGGCAAGACATGGTCGCCTTTTGTATTCAACGAATGCCCGGATTGGAAACGCAGGCGCAGGATCGAGCCTTTGTTCAAGAGCTGCCAAGTCCTAGGTGTGGATTATGATGATGGCGATTCGGCTGAGGAAATCATCCAACAAGCAGGACAACTCGGAATCCAATTCAACATTTTACACCACTCCTTCTCAAGTACTCCCGAACATCCCAAGTTCAGAGGTATTATCTTTCTTGAGCAGGAAGTGACAGAATTTCAACAGGCGAAACTGTTTTCTACTGCCTTGGCACATGGCCTGAACGCTGATAAATCATGTGTCGATGTCGCCCGGTTGTATTTTGGCTCCCAACCCGACTCGATCGTATATTTCAATGACGAGGTAGTCACACCGTTGGGAGTGTTGCAGTCACTAGCCGATTCTGTCTCTGCCTCTCAATACGTTGTTAACCGCGATCCTGAGTCAAAAGAGTACGAGCCGGACTGGGGAACAGAAGACGATCAGCGCAAGATATTTGCCAGGCTTTCGCCCGGCAAGCGTACATTTGTCCGACGCAAGATTGGTGGCTTGCTTCTTGAAATCGAGAAATTTGACGGCTCGAATGGTTCAAGCCGTTACGAGTGTTTGTGGCGTAACACGTCTCGTATCGCGAGGATGAAGGAAACAGTCGGCAATGTAATCCTGAGCTGGGTGCTGGAACGGGTGGAGAAAAATTCACACTTTGACGGATGGGACAAAAACCCTGAGGAAGTTGTTAAGAACGCGATTGCCTGGAGCTTTGAGCATAGCGATCCGCCTGTGTAAAAATCGTTGAAAGCCAAGTATAAGCATTTACTTGGTCTGTGGCGAAGTACGAAGATCTTAATCTCAAGGATTTAGAAAAATACTCTCAACCCCTAGACGAGATCCCTCTTGAGGTTCCTCAGGCGAAAAGGCCGTCTATAGTTGAGAGACTTTTGGGGACCCAAAGTTTAATGGAAAGGACGGGGTTTTTCACCCCCGAATTTGACTACACCGGAGTATCAGATACAATCACCAGGAGAGGAGCACACCTATCGGTATCGCAGAACCTGGCAAAAATTAATTTTGTAAAGGGTACGTCTGGGGGGATGCAAAATCGCATCGCCAGTCTAATGTATTGGACAAGAAGGGGAGCGCAACAAAAGACTCAAGCATCGGGCGCTGTAACTTCTTCGCCTTCTTCAAGCGCACCGGGATCTGCAGCTTCAGCCGTCAATAATCTGCAGGCAAATCCTTACGATTTTGAAGGAAGTCAGTTACAAAGGACTTCAAGACTTATAGCGTCTATTCCTCCTATAACAGGAGGTAGACAAGTATTTCCCCTACCAGAAGGTTACAACCCGGGACAAAGTTTTCCACCCCCTGTTCAACCAGTACCGGAACAACCTGCGCCTTCGCAAAGTCAACCGGTGCCGTCTCCTGCCCCAACACCAAAACCTCCCGAGCAGCCCAAATCTAACTTTTTACCCAGCATAATCGATCCGTCTATACTTAATCAACCTCCCATAGACTGGGGCAAAGTGTATAACGCGAATCCGGGCGCTCCCAGCACCGTCACCCCTTCCATCGGCGGTGCGAGTTCACAAAGTGTATGGCAGTTTCTTTTCAACCCAGAAGAGTTGCAACTCGACTCCGGACCGGATTATAACCGGGCCGAGACCTGGGGTGTGTCTGATCCGGCAAATAGCGGCCAGCCCTTGTCCTGGAAATCAAATAAGAACAGAAAGCTTATATTTGGCAAGGTCTTGTTGACGGGCTATGTTATTGGCAAGCGGGTCGATTCTCTTGAAAGAGGTTTGCAACAACTGTTCATGGCACGGGATGGTGAGAACGGGGATGATGGACCTCCCGTACTCGAATTTGTTTGGGGAGCCAGGGTTTTTGGGCCTTGCGTAATCCAGAACATACGTGTCCGCGAACGAGCCTGGGACGCCGGAGCACTTGTCAACGCAGAAGTATCTTTCGAGCTGGAGCAAGTGCCTGAATGGACGATTAACGACGGGTTTGTTGACATAGCCAGGCCGGGGAGAATGCCGCTGGTAAACGATCCGCTGCTGCCCAGGTCTGGTGTGGGAGTCCCGGCTGCGCCGGGAACACAAGGGGGGAGTACTAATACTACTACCGCACCAGCAAACCAACCAGGAGGGGGCACGGCAAACCCTAAAAAGCTAAGTTCAACCAACTGCAATGCATTGAATTCAGACTCAAGGGCTTGGCAAGATATGGGGGGTTTAGCGAATAAAAATAAGAGCGGTTTAGCCAGCGCTAGAGTTGCTCTAATACCCTTCTTCAATTTCCCGGTTCCAGTGCCACCGGGATCTCAGAGTTTCCAGGACACCTACCCCGGAAATAGAGATAAATATAGTAAATTACTAGAAAAAGCCACCTCAAATTCTTTTTATGGTTCCGGGGTTAATAGTAATACTATAGGGAGCGAATGCTTTAATCTGTCTTCAGCCTGGAGCACGAGTGGAACTATACCCGAAAGGCAGAAAAGAAACTCTATTTCCAACGACACACTAATTAAATGTTCGACAAAAATAAAAAATGCCATCGACTCTGTTTACAACTCAAATCAGTGCAAAAACTTTACTATTGAGCAGGGATTTCAGGGGCCAGCGATTAGATAATGGCAATAACGAATCTCCAACTTAACGTCCGGGCGAATACCGCCCGTGCCCTAACCGACTTCAAACGGTTCTCTGCCAACCTGGACAATCAATTCCTGGTTAGCGGCTTGAAACTGGATGTTGTCCGCAGTGCGTTAAGCCAGATTAACCGTGAGTTTCAAAAATCGATCGGAGAGCAAGGCCTTATTGGGGCTTCTTCGCTCCGTGCCGCTCAAAACCAAGCAGCGTTATTGACTCAAGTATTCAAAGGGTTTTCAAACGAAGCGTCTTTGAGTATAAGTACTCAGCTCGGAACCGCGTTGAACAACGTTGCCGTCAAAGCTGGCGGCACGATGAAAGACGTTCAGAGAACGCTTGCTGCAACTCCGTTCATAAGTAAGAACTTGCCGGAGGACTTAAGGCAAAGTCTTACAACCGGGATTCTAGCCTTCCAGCGAGATTTCCGCCGAGCCGGTATAGGGGACAATTTTGGCGGGCTTGCTCAACAATTCCTATCCGGCAAAGTAATGGGCCGAGATCTTGTCAATTCCGGCGACCCGATGTCCGCCTTTTTGGGTTCAGAGTTGATTAAACGGGCGGGGGGTCAGGGATTCATAGACAGTCCGGCAAGACGTACAGAGCTGTTAATGGAGATTGTTAACGATCCGCAGACAATCGCTAAGTTAAAAGAAATGGCGAAAAGGGCGGCGGGGTTCCGTATCGTCCTTGAGGATTTGAATACACAACTGTTTAACACTGAGTCAGGGACATTCGGCTCTTTGCGCAAAGTAATTGACCGGTTCGGTAAACAGACGACAATGTTTGACGAAGTTGATAAACTCATTAATCAAGTCTTCGGTCCCAGCGGATTGTTCAAAACTTTGTTCTCCAGCATCAAAGAAATATTTGGCATAGGCGACCCGCTGAGGCCGCTTATCGACGCGATCCAGTTCATGACTGGCATATTTGCCAAGATCACCGAGTACTTTAAGTCCGAACAATTCAAGACTATCCTGTTCTTGGTAAAAGACACTTTTCAAAGGGTTGTAGAATTCTTTACCAATGTATACAACAGTGTAAGACAAGCTATTCCTGACGACGCTTTCGCTCGTATAACGGGATTTTTTAAAGAAATACGTGACCAGATTGCATCGAAAAACTTTGATCCGACAAACATAATATCCTTTATCGAAGGCATTGGTAAAGGTGTTCGCGAATATATTCAAAAAATCGGCAAGTCGATACGGGAACACGACGACACAAAGGAGATGGGATTTGTGGCTGAGATCGGCGCAAGCCTTTTAACCGAGGTGGGCAAGACGGCCATCGTCCTTATCAAAGAGTTATTCCTAACCTTGGTAGACAAAGTACCCGAGATCGCTACTGCGGTATTGCCTGCTCTTAATAAAGGGATCAACTCATTACTAACAGAAGCTTTTGGAGAAGTTGGCGGCAAGATCGTTAAGTTTATTGCCGGTTTCTTGCCAGGACCGTTGGGTGCCGTGGCTAGGGCAAGTGCTGTAGGCGATGTGACAGGAGGTGGAGGTAATATGTTCAGCGCTTTGGCCATGGGCGCTGGTGCTTTGTTAGGTCCTGGAGCATTAATGGGTGGGGCAGGACTTTTAAGGAATATCTTTACTTCCAGGGGGAGATTCGGAATGCTCAATACCCTAGGTAATAGGGCTATGGGTATTGAGACTCAATTCAATCGCAGGCTTTTGCTGACCGACCCTTTTACCGGTGTGAACGGGTTCAGTCCATTATCGCGGGGATTGATAGACCCGTTATCTAGGAGAATGCGGCCATCAACCCCGTTCGCATCTACTATACCAGACCTATTTCCCCAGGCTTTAGGGACCCAAGTACAAGCTTATAGGGAAAGACAATCCTTGATGTACGGACTCTCCCAGGGGAGAAATATACCTTACTCGGGAATAAGACCATCGGTAGCAAATGTACCAATAACACCAACTCCTGGGGGGATTTTGTTTCCTAATGTAGCTATAGGAGGACCGCAAGAAGCTCAATTTAGGAGATGGGCCACTCAGGGGAGGCAAGTAAACGCTAATGCAGTTAGTAATATTGATTACGAACTTCCAACCTTTAGGAGGAGAGATGTGATATCTAGATATGCCAGAAGGTATGGCACAAGGGCTACCATAAGGAGAGGTATATCAGATATAACTCCAGGGCTTATTAGACTACCAGCAGATGCCCTTTTGGGCGGATTTAGTGGTGAGGAATCGGCCACGCCCGGGTATTACTCCCGGAGCAAAAGTAATGTGGCGGCCAGATTTAACAGGAGGTATGGGTCTGGAGGAGCAAGAGCAGTTCTTGGGAGGGGTGTGAGGAGGTTTGGCAGAGGCGCCCTTATTGGCGGAGCTTTGGCCGGAGCCGGTGCCCTCGGGCTCGGTATCTTTGGCGGACCCGGGGCACAAGCTGCCCAGTCAGGATCGCTAGAGGCTGCAGGATCTGTCCTATCCGGGGGGTTCGAAGGGGCGATGCTAGGGGCGACTATTGGCTCTATCGTGCCAGGTATCGGAACGGCAGCCGGTGCGGTTATCGGGGGAGTTATCGGTGGTGTTGCCCCCTTAATGGACAAAGGGGTAAGAGATAAAATGGCCGAGTTTTTAGATTCTATAGGCCAAGGGTTCCGTAACACGTGGAACACCTTTACCAGGGGAATCGGTGATCTTATGAACTGGGCGGGCAAAGGTCTTGAAAACGCGTTTAAAGGCCTTGTCAACGGAATTGTCGGATTCTTAAATGCTGCATTGTCGACAGCTACAGCAATACCCCGTGCCATCACCACAATGGTGCAAGCGTTGTACGAGTCGGCCCCTGGCTGGGTTAAGGACAGAATTCCAGGAGCGGGGAGTTTTATACAATCTGCTGTAGACGCTACTTCTTATCAAATACCTAAGCCGTTTTTTGGAGGCAAGAACTTCGCCGGTCCAACTCTTGCCTTAGAGGAAAGAATGAGTGGAAGAAACGCAATGGTTGTCAACGATGGCGAGTTCGTTATCCCGAACAATGGATTAGCGACACTTTCAAATTTGGTGGGCCAGAACCTGCGCAATCGTGAAGTCGTTACGAGTAGCGGCGGCCCGACCCAAATAAACATCAACCTGACCGTACAAACAAGCGCGTTCTTTGCCGATGCCGAGCAAATCGCCCGCGAACTCAAACAACCCGTTATCACCATTATCGACGAGGCGTGGAAAGAATACGCCGATGTCCAAAACGTTATGAGGTCTAAAGTATCATGACGAGAAATAGGATCGACACTCCCGAACTCGACCGGATCAAAAACAAGTTCGCTTTGCGCGACCGTCTCAACATGGAGAACAGGGATTCGCGCCAGAACCCTCAACTATTTTTTGATTCTTCCTCTACGAATTCATCATTACAAAACAACACGTTGAGGGGGTTAACTTACCCACTGCAACTCGACGGTAATGGCAGTATCTCCACATCGTACGGATACGACCGCATCGGCCAAGCCATCCAAGAGGTTCTGGAAACCAGAATAGGCGAACGTGTTGGAAGCCCGTTCCTCGGGACCCGCGAACTGCTGTTCGAAACATTAAGCGAAGACATAGAAGAGCAGAACATTAAAAAACAGATCTTAAGCGCGGTGCCGTACCTGTCCGAGGAGTCTTTAAACGTCTCGTTGTCAATTGGCGAAGAGGGAACGTGTTATATCACAGTACGGTATGCGGTGGACTCGGGAGAGCAAATAATTACAGTAAGGACGTCAACCAGTTGAAAGCTTGATACATGCGAAATTCTTTACGCGATTTCTCTTGTCTCGGACGCGACGCCCAAGAGCTGATTATTAACCAGCTTAGCGAGATCGATTTGGACCGAATCGGCCCTAAATCTATTGCGCAGGTGGGTAAAAGTCTCATCCGTCTCATATCCCAAAGCCACCATTATCAGGAAGAAGTAGAGGATCAAGAAGTAAAAAATAACTGGCTTGCCGTCAGGGAAATGAGCCTCACGATCCTAGAAGAGATCCTTAAGCGGTATCAGAAACTGTCCGAGCAGGCGGAAATCGCCGAGTGGGACAGATCTGCCGTTTTAGGGATGCTGGCCGATATAAGTAAGGTGTGCCATGAAGAGCAGAGACGGACGGACGAACTCCTCCGCAACGAGAACGGTAAAGAGTTCAGCAATGAATTACTAGAGGAAATTTTCAGCTCATGATGAACATGGACATGGCCAGAGCGGGGGGAGAGGGTATGGTCTCTGGCGACAAACCTGAAAAACGTAAAGAGCAAGAGCAGGAAGCCACTGTGACAGGTGGCGATAACCCTATCTTCTCGTCAGAGGAGAAAAAATTGAACATCGAAGTCCCGGAGGGGTGGAAGACTCAGGACAGTTGAAAGCTTTTTATATTTAGGATAAACCATTAAAATGGCTGCAGAAGAGAAAAAGCGCCCCACACCTAAGAATGTCACGCCGAAGGGGCAGAGACGAACCCGAAATCCTTGTATTCTGTCGGACGGCAGCGTAGATCCTAAGTGCAAGGGTAGGTATCAGCGTTCTGTAGCCGGAAGAGAAAAACTTGATGAATATGTGAAGCGGCTTGACTCGCAAGGCGCAAGCGAGAAAGACGTGTTCATGGCGGCTGTCAACAGCCTGATGAAGCGTGGCCATGGCTATGTCGGGGCGTACTTGGACGGTCAGAATCCCGGCCGCACGTACAAAGAGAACGAGGCAATGGCTATTGCCGATGCCGTGATGACCAAGGCGGGTGTGGGTAGCCACCCCGGGGAAAGATTGTCGCCTGACGAGGAAGGGGGAGACAAAGAGGAAAGAGCGCAGAAACGCGAGTCTGCCGGTCCGAGAGAACGCGGTCCCAAGGCAATGTCCGTTCGGCAACAGAGAAAACAACCTGGCGGAAGAGGCAAGGACGCCATGGGAATGCCTGAGACCTGGGCTAGATCCGGTACGGGCGTCGACGAGATCACCACTAGACAAAGAAGAGAAGACGGCCAAGAACCCATTAAGCCTGGCGATATTAAAAGTGATGTTGAAGTAGACAAGCAGAAGGGGACGAAACCTTCTCGACCGGAGACGAAGAAAAAGCCGGAGCCTAAGCCGGTCCCCAAACGAGAAGGGGGCATCGATCCCAGCTCCCCTGTTCAAAGACGCATCAAAGAGTTGGGGAAACCGGTCGAACCTACTTCCGAGCAGCAAGAAAAAATCGATGCTCTTATGGCCGCTAAGGACGATATGGATCCTGCGGAATGGGCGAAATCGCTGCAGGAAATGTTCGACTTGGTGAAGTCGAGTGGTGGCAGGCAAAGAGAAGAGCTTAGAGATTATATTGACCGCTTAGCCGGTAAAGGTAAGAGAGAAGCTGCTCCGCTGCCCGGTTCGGCTAAGGCGCAAGCGCGGGATACCGCCATTGAGAAAGGTAAACAGCAAGAACAAGAAAAGCAACAGTTAAGACAAGAAAAAGCACAGCAGAAGCGGGAAGAAATCGCTCGTAAAGAAGCCAGAGAAAGGGAAATCGAGGAGGATAGAGCAATTTCGGAAGAAACCCCTGCCGACTTGGAAGGACCCGAGCAAGAAGCGGATACTGGCATCAAAGCTTCGCCGGAACAAGCTGTTAACCTGTTCCGGGCTAAGTTCATACAGCAGAAAAAAGATGCCCTGGCTCGGGCTCAGCAAGTCGCACGCAAAAAGGGCGAAATTATGCCCAGGTCTGTTGACCTTACTGATGACGATCTGCAATTCGTGGCAGAAGACACCCTTGAAGAGCTTTCTCAAGAGTTCGATGTCGACAAAAAATCCGCTATAGAAGCTATTAACAAGAAGTTTGGGCTGAATATCGCTTTGCCGGAAGAGGAAGCGCCGGGTGAAAGTCAGCAAGCACCTGCTCCGAGTGAACAACAGCCGGAGCCAGAACCCCCAAGTCAAGAGCAAGAGGCGCCTGCACCTACCCGAGAAGCCTTGCCCGAAGAACGTCTTGGCCGTAAATCTAAGCCCGCTACCTCGGGCAAGGGCTTCGGCGCTCAGAAAAAAATTGCAGAGTCTGCTATCAGGAAGAGAGGTGAGAGGGTTTTAGCAGATGTTCAAAAAGCCAACGAACTCCAACGGAGGATGGAGAATTCTCCTCTCGCCCAAGAGGAGGAGATGGGTGATTTCATAAGAAACAAGCTTCCCGACATTCTCGCCAAATTCACGCCTCAGGAGAAAAAGAAGAAAAGCAGTGATAACAAAGACAGGATGAAAGAGCTTATGAACGAGGGCATGTCTTCTAGTCAAGCTCTCGCCCAGATTAGGAAAGAGACAGGAGTTAAGCCCAAGAGTAAAGCCCCTAAACTGGGAAAGAAAACCTCGGATAATTCTGAGTACGGGAGATTTGCTGAAGCGGTAAGGCAAGTTGTCCGCATGCGATCCGCTCACCCTATTAAGTAAATGTCACCTTTAAAGTCCGGTACGTCTGAAGACGTTATTTCCGAGAATATCTCGAAACTCGTGCACGAGGGCATGCCCCAAAAACAAGCAATAGCCGCCGCTTTGCGTAATGCGGGCGTGTCGAAATATGACACGAGCGAGGGTCGTGATCATGATGACGACGGCGACATCGACAGCGATGACTGGGAAATGGCCCGAGATAAGGCTATTAAAGAAAAGATGAATGGGGAGGAAGAGTATTGCGAGGAAGAGGATGATCCAGAGGGCCAGATGGCACAAGGTGACTTGCGCAGCGCTGCTCGCAACGCGTTGCTAATCGATTCTTTGATAAACGAAGAATCTAATATTCCCGAGTGGATATCAAACAAACTCGCGATTGCCTCGGATTACCTAAATTCTGTCGCCCAATACATGCAACATACGGGCAAAGATAGAGACGTTGTATTTGCCGAGGAAATGCAGGGCCCGAACCCATGTTGGAAGGGTTATGAAATGGTGGGTCAAAAAGAACTTAACGGTAAAAAAGTACCTAATTGTGTAAAGGTTAAGTCCTCCGATTCCTCGGAATGCGGAGATTCCAGATACGCAGAGGTAAAAGTCCCGGACGGCTGGAATGTTACTCAGTCGGGAGGAGTCCTCGGGCCTAAAATTACAAAATCCCAACACCTAAGCGGTAATCAAGACTCTTCTACTCTAAATGACGAGTGAATTTGACTGTCAAGTTCCCGATGGCTGGGGAATAGATCCGGAGTACGGGGAGAAAAAATACGTCAAAACCGTCACTGACTCGGACACTGGCCGCGAACGCAAAGTTCGTTACGGAGCCAAAGGCTATTCCATCGCCCCAGGCACGTCAAAAGGCGACAGGTACTGCACCCGCTCAGAAGGACAACGTAAGCAATACGGCTACGACTGCTCCGGCAAAGATAAAAATACCCCTCTCTGCCTTTCTCGAGCCAAATGGAAATGCTCGGGGACACGATCTCGCAGATCGTGATATAATAATCGCTTGGAAACCCCTTTGCCATGACTCTAATCCTCTATTTTTTCATTTTTTCAAGCTGGGGCCTGGGCCTCTTGGCCGCCCTGGCCGCCTTGTCGATGAAAATGCAGGAACATGGCGTCAAGATGAAATCTTTGGCCCTGGAGATCGAGTCGGACTCCTTGGATTTTGCCGGTAAAAAGAACCTTTTTGATCGGATCGTGTCGCGAGTTCAACAACCCACAATGTCTGGTGGTAACGGGATCCCAGACGAGTTGAGAAAGCTGATGGAGACGGGCCCAGATCATCCGGAAGTCGGTGAAATCGAAGACGGTGACGATGTGGTCGGAGTTGTGTTTAAAGCTCATAGTTACCCCCCGGGCTTAGACGATAGCGACGACGATGACGACGAGAAAGATCCCCCAATCGGGAATCGCGCTGATTAAAAGATTTGAAGGTTGCCATTTAACTGCGTATCCCGACCCTAAGACGGGCGGTGAGCCTTGGACAATTGGTTGGGGCAGTACCAAAGATAGGCAGGGAAAACCTTTTAAGAAAGGAGATAAAATTACTCAGCAGGAAGCTGATTCGCTACTCGAGTATCAGTTACAAACAGCTTTTTTGCCCGCAGTTTTAAAACTTCCTCACGCTGCTTCGATGTCTGAAGAGCAGATTGGGGCGTTGCTGTCCTTCTCATACAACCTAGGGGCCGGATTTTATAGCTCCCCGGACTTTACAACCATAAGCCGTTATTTAAGGGATAAGGATTGGGAGCGAGTACCCGAGGCGTTACTTCTTTATCGGAACCCCGGGTCAAATGTTGAAGAAGGCTTAAGACGTAGGAGGGTGGCCGAAGGCGCGTTGTGGTCGTCCGGCTTGGAGAAATTCAAATCAGACAAAAGGTTAATGACCGCGAAGGTTGACACTTTGCTCAAGAAAGAACCGCTGCAGTCTTTTGAACTTACCCCACAACAGGTAGTACAAGTCCCTAAAGGACGGTCTTATACCATTACTGACTCGGTGGACGAAGGCGCCCATATCAAAGTAACTATTGATTATGGAGCCGGAACCTGGTATATTTACAAGCCGCATTGGGACATTGTAGTACCGGGTAAGCCAGAAGTCCATCAACCGGACAACAAGCTTATCCTGCTAAACGTTCCGTACTATACACAACTCGACTCGGTCACTAATCATGGAGCGAGAATGTGCTTTAGCTCCAGTTGTGCGATGTCGGCAGAGTTCTTAAAGCCGGGGTGCTTGGGCGGAAATAGAGGAGCAGACGACCTCTACATGACGAAATACGTATTCAAGTACGGCGATACTACCAACTCCACCGCCCAGGTCCGCGCCTTGCGCGATCTCGGTATTCACGCCACTTTCAGGCAGAATCTGACACGTAAAGATGTAATCGCACAACTCGAGAAAGATATTCCTGTTCCAGTAGGCTACCTTCACAAAGGGCCGGTTACCGCCCCGTCCGGGGGCGGTCATTGGTGCGTAATCATCGGTGTGGATGTGGACAAATCGCAGTATATTGTCAACGACCCGTGGGGGGATGCCGATCTTGTCTACGGTGGCTTCCTCGGCTCACAAAACGGTTTCCGCCTGCGTTACAGTTTCAAGAATTTCGAGCCCCGGTGGATGGTAGAGGGCAGCGGCAGCGGCTGGGGCATGATCTTAGTGCGGTAATCCCGACTTGTGACGGGCGGTCGACCGAACCACGTTTCGTGATATGATCGGTGAAATCTTGTTGCCGGGTTCTCCTGGCGCTTGATTTCAATCCCCTTATCACATGTTACCCCAGACCGCAGTTTCCCTTCTCCGCGCCCTTGACGGCATGAGTTCTGTTCCTGTAGTGCGAGGAGGCGCAACAGTCCCTCGCCATAATGCGAAAGTTTGCGATGATCAGATTGTGTACGAAATCGCTTTGCCGGGATTCAAGAAAGAAGATGTCAGGGTTAGCGCGTCTCCTGGGCGTTTGGATGTATCGTCCGACACCACCAAGGACTACTCCTCGTACGTGGCGGCAGGGGCCCGTGTCGCCTCCTTCTCCATCAGTTTCCCCATGCCATCCTCCGCCACCGTCAAAAGCGCGACCATGGCTGACGGGTTACTGTATGTGACGATCCAGACACAGGACGCAACGACCATCGCAGTTACCTGACGCGTGTGTTAGGGTGAGGAGGTCCCGAGAGGAAAACCCCTCACCCAATGCTCACACTCAACGTCTCCGAAGCAGCCAAAACCCTGCAATCCCTGATCTCGGGGAATATTCACCACGCTGTGATGATGTGGGGCGCACCCGGAATCGGCAAAAGCTCAATCGTTCAGCAAGTGGCCGAACAGAACGGCATGGAGGTGATCGACGTACGCCTCAGCCAGCTCGCCCCCACTGATATTCGCGGCCTTCCCTACGTCAAGGAAGGGGTCGCCCACTTCGCTCCCCCCAGCTTTCTCCCCCAGTCCGGGAGGGGTATCCTCTTCCTGGATGAGATCAACCTCGCTCCCCCCGCCATTCAGAACGTCGCCATGCAGCTCGTTCTGGACCGCCGTGTGGGAGACTATGTCGTTCCCGATGACTGGTTCGTTGTCTCTGCCGGTAACCGTGTCGAGGACCGGGCTGCAGTCAACCAAATGCCCGCCCCTCTCGCCAACCGCTTCCTGCACTTCACTATCGAGCACGATCTGAACTCCTGGAAGACCTACGCGATCAAGCACGGTATCCGGGAAGAAATCATTTCCTACCTGAACTTCCGCCCCGACTCCCTCCACAAGTTCAGCAAAGACGCCATCGCTTGGCCCAGCCCCCGAAGCTGGGGATACGCTTCCGACCTTCTCAAGATCGGCCTGAGCGTTGATCCGGCCGTGGGTGACGGTGCTGCAGCCGAATTCAAATCGTTCATCAAGATCTACAGCAAACTGCCTGCCGTGGAGAAAGTCTTGAACGGCGACATGTCTGTCAAGATGCCCAACGAGCCCAGCATGGTCTATGCGGTTACTGGCGCGTTGGTTGCCCGATCTGAGACTGTGGACAACTATTTCAACGCAGCCAAATGGCTCGTTGGGGCGACTACCGAAGACTACCTCGGCGTGTTCTTCTACGACGCGATCACTGCCCTGTCCGCCAAAGGCATGTTCGAGAACTTCGCCGTCAAGGTGAACAAGGACAAAGATCTCCAGTCCTTCATGGCTCGGTACGCCAAGCTGCTCAATTCCTGAGCATTTCACTGGCGAGGGGGCGGGTAAATCCCGCCCTCTTACTCAAGTTCGCACACCTGTCACTTCGCCCCCCCCCCACATGGCATCTCCAATCGCCGAACGGGTCATCAAGTCCCGAGTAAAGCTGCTCAAGAACTCTCCGTTCTTCGGTACTTTGCTGTTCCACGCTCAAGTCAAAGAAACCGAAAACATTCCTACTGCCGCTACAAACGGCCAGTCGATCTTCTTCAACAAAGACTTTTCAGATACGCTTGACGACGAAACCTTTCAAGGTATTCTGATCCACGAGGTACTGCACGCAGCGTTGCTGCATGTGCCCCGGATGAAAGATATCTCGATGAACGACCCGGCGATCTCGAACATTGCTGCCGATATTGTCGTCAACGGGATCTGCGACGAAAACAACATCAAGCTTACCGACGGTGCGATCAGAGACAACGATCTGAAGCACTTGAGCGTGCGAGAAATCTACTCGATCATCAAGCAGAAGCAGGCAGAGAATCCCAAGCATCTTCAACAGAAATACGGAATTACTCAGGTAAATGCTTGCCTGTTTAATGGTAATCCGGAAGGTGAGGGTGAGGGTGAGGGTGAAGGTGATGGAGACGGCCAAGGCACCGGCCAGGATAACGGCGGGATCGACTGGAAAGACGCCATGGCCAAGGCGGCTACCATCGCTCGTATGAAGAAGGCGGGCTCGATGGGTGCAACTTTGGAGCGCGTGTTTGCCGAACTTCTCGAACCTACTATCGACTGGCGCACTATCCTCTACAAGTACATTACCGAGTCGAGGACGGACTTCTCCGGCTACGATCGACGTCACGTGTACAACGGTCTGTACCTGGACGACTTTTCCGGCAACCAAGTCCACGTCCTGATCTACATCGACGTCTCAGGCTCGATTGATGAACAGCTTCTGACCGACTTTATGTCCGAAATCCACGGCGCGGTCAAGAGTGTGGATTCAGTCTGCGGCGAGGCCTTCTGCTTCGACGCACGCCTCCACCATGTCTGCGCGGTCGAGAACATCATGTCCGACTTCAAGCTGATCGGCGGTGGCGGCACCTGCTTTAAATGTATTTTCAACCATATTGAGGAGTACACCAAAGAACA